TGTCGCAACAGTAGAAGGGTTACGTCCTTCTGATCGTAAAGACGCAATGGACTTCGGTACAATATTCCACAAAGCCTTAGAGTACACAGCACAAAACAAAACAACATCACAAGTAATTACGCAATTACTGAAGTTCTATCAAAAGTCTTCTATGGACCCAATGCTTGTAAAGCAAGCATGTATCCTAGTACCACACTACAACAAGTATTACTCAACTGAGAAACACAACTACGTAGCTCAAGAAGAAGTATTCGACGTTCCTTACAAGTCCACTACAACAGGTAGAATAATTCGTCTACGTGGTAGAAGAGACGAAATGTTTGAACGTAAAAAAGCATTGTGGTTACAAGAGAACAAAACCAAGACTACTATTGACGAAAACAGAATCATAGCTACTCTTCCGTTCGATCTTCAAACCATGCTCTATGCTTACTCAATGACACACGATTATCCCGGTCGAAAGATTGGAGGTATCCTATACAATGTTATTCGTCGTCCAGGTCAAAAACAGAAACAAAAAGAGTCTGACAACGAATTCCTACAACGTATAAACAGTGAGATAGCGGCAGACGTTGATAACTCTCTAGCTAACAACGAAATGTCACACTATTTCAAACGATACGAAATAGAGCTAGGCCCATCGGACATTAGTAACTTCTACCATCGAACATTGGTTCCAATGATCGAAAGCGTAGTAGTATGGTGGGAGTCCATTAAATCGGACCCGTTCAATCCCTGGGTGGACGAGCAGGGAAAACCAAATCCTCACCACTTCCAAACACCGTTCGGAATATACGATCCAATGACTTTAGGCGTAGGCGACTACTTCGACTACGTAACAAGCGGGTCCAAATTAGGATTAGAGCAGATAGAAACGTGCTTCCCAGAACTACAGGGAGAGCAAGGCCAATCAAAAAGCCAAAAAAACCCTAAGAAAAAACTATCTAAAAAATAGTTGTAAAAAATAATCCCTTCGGTCTTGACACTCAATTACCGTACAACTAGAATGCTACTCCCTTCAACGAACGAAAGGAAACGGAGCTATGGCAAGTACGGTAAGGCGAGTCAGTCCGACCGCCAAAAAAAGTGTTACTAAATCTTCGACCGAATTTAGTCTCCCTGGTCCAGAAGAATTCAACGAACCCTCAGAAGACTTTTTAGACTACTACACTCTGCTACACGGAACAGCAGGTGTAGGAAAGTCTTCTCTAATGGCTTCCATTCCTGGTTCAATTGTATTTCAATTCGAACCAGCAAGACGAAACATCAGAGTACGACAAGTAGAGTTTAAAATCTCTACAGTTCCAGAAATGGAGCAAGGACAAGAAAATCCTTGGAAGAAATTTACGACACTACTTGAAAAAGCAGAGTCAGACAAAACGATCAAAGTTATCGGAATTGACAACATCAGTGAATGTTACAAAGCTTGTGAAAACAACTGGTGCTTAGAAAATCAAATGGAGAACACACCTAAGAAAGATTATGGTGCTGCACGTGGAGAAATCAATAAAGAATTTGAAAGAGTTCTCAACAGTCTAAAGTTCAACTCAAGACTTGGAGTAATCTTCACAGCACACACAAAAGAAAGGGAAGGAGAACTAAACACAGGTACAACAGATACCATGTACAGTCCATCAGGACCAAATGCGGTATTCGAATGGTTAAAGAAAGCAATGGACTTTGCATTCTTCATCGGATATCACAACACAAAGCGAGCAGTTCATTGTAGGTGGGATACCATCTGGACTAAATGCGGCGTGCATAACAAATTCACAAATACAAAAGGTATACCGCTTAATGCTTTCTACCTTCCAGAAGACCCGACAAAAGGCTACGAGACAGTTCTTAAAGCCTGGAACAATCAAATCAAATCAGGGATCATAATTGAACCCGATCAAGACAAGTAGTTAGTGTATTGTTACGTTTAATAAATTTCACATTGCAGAAGGTACAGCAGATCATGGCTACAAAACCAACAACCAAGAATAACGCTTCCAAGGATACATCAGCAGACTTTTTCAAGGCAATCAAAAGCAAAGGAGCTATCCTAAAGAAAGTCGGAAAAGAAGACGCACCACAAGGGTATACAACTCCAGTAGAGATCATCGAAGCGTTCGGTCTGAAGATTGAAGGTAAGGTTACGACAACTGCACGTTGCACAGCAGCAAGAAGCGGGATTGACAAGAACAATAACCCTTACGTGAGTTTCAACTTCCTATGTACTGGAAGCACCGGCAAAGGTCAAACACCTTCTAAGTACATCAGCTTGGTTGAGCAAGGCAAGCGAACTGAAGAACAAGCCTACAAGGACTTGTCTTTCACTCTCCAGAATATCGGCTTCGATACTGACGATCTAAGTCCCGATGCCCTCAAAGAAATGTTCGAATCGATCAAGACTGACAAGCCTTTGGTATCGATCACAATTACTCGATACGCCAAAGAAGGTATCGATGTTCGAGTAAATCGTCCATTGGAAGAAGACGAATCCGAGGACGAAGAAGAATCGGAAGATGAATCCGAAGATGAAGACTCGGAAGAAGAGTCAGACGATGATGAAGACGAATCGGAAGATGAAGAGTCCGAAGAAGAAGATGAAGACGAAGTAGACGATAGTATGGAAGAACCCGATCAATGGGTTGGACATAAAGCTACTGTCAAAACTTCGAAGATGCCAAAGCCAGCTAAGGTAACTCTTCTGTCTTACGACGACAAGAAAAAGCTTTTCAAAGCTAAGACTTCCAAAGGTGAGTCTGTAAACGTAAAGCTTGATGAAGTACAAGAAGTACACTAACAAATAAGTTGTCTTAACCCCTAACACCGTTAAGACAGCTTAGTAATGTACCGGCCATGTTAGGTAAACCGAGATAGTGGAATGCTAGGTTTACTACATGGCCGGTTTTTTTATCTATCATACCCACAATCACACCATGATCCTATCAAAAGTAAAAAAGTACAAACCAGCCACTAAATTCTTAGCAATAGACACAGAAGCAACAGGCTTGTTTGGTCATCATGGTTGTAGAGCTTTTGCAGTATCTACGTGTGATAACAACGGAGTAACTAACTACTGGGAAGCCCCAGTTGATCCACTAACACGTACACCAAAATGGTCTAAAGACGTACTGACTAAAATTTACAAGTACGTAACGTCTTTCAACACTTTAGTATTTCACAATTTGAACTTCGACTTGTTCATGTTGTCTCTTCTCCCTCTTCCAGAATGGAACTCGTTTCCAGTAGAAATGGAGAATACATTCGCGTATTACGATACGTTGATAAGAGCACACGTTATAGACTCTAGTGATTTATTAGCACTAAAACATCAAGCTAAGATTTACTGCGACATAGCTGATGACGATGAAAAAGAACTCGATGACTGTGTAAAGTCACTTCGTAGAAAATCTGAACTTAAAAGTATGGGTTGGAAGCTAGCAGCAGAAGGGGTTACAGAACTCGCAGGTCAGAAAAACCTATTTCACAAGTGCGACTTCTGGTTGCCAAAAGCGTATGCAGAACACTTTGAGTATCCAAGTAACCATCCATACCACACAGTATGCAGTACCTACGCAATCAAAGACGCTATACGTACAGCCCTTTTGTTCATACGACAAGAACAGACATTCGAAGTAAATCCAAACTTACTAAACGCTCATGATGAACAACATCGTGTAATCATGCCGTTGTACCGTATGACTAAGTGCGGTATTTCGATTCACAAAGAGCACTTTCCTAAAGCAGTAGATGAAGCATCCAAAGTAAGAAACGATCTTATAGACAAGATGCAGTCACTACTAGGCAACACAGACTTTAATCCCAATAGTCAACCACAGCTATCAAAAGCGTTATTCACAGACTTAAAGTTTGAGTCAGTCAAGATGACTGATGCAGGTAATGATTCCACAGACAAGAGTGTACTTCCAGAACTCAAGCTACAAAAGAAATCAAAGAAAGCTTTACAGTTTGTAGACTTCATGATTTCATACAGAGAAGTCAATGCAGCTAACGGTTATCTACAATCCTATCGACGTTTCAAAACCAAAAAAGGTACTTACGAAGCAGAGCTACTACTACCCAACATCAAGCAAGCTGGAACATCAACCACTAGACTATCTTCAGAAAACCCTAACGGTCAAAACATCAGCAAGGGCAAAGAACGCATAGACGAAAACGGAAACGTCATTAGCACGTACTCAATCCGAAAAGTCTTCGGACCAACTAAGGATCGTGTATGGTCTAGTATTGACTACGATCAACTACAGCTTAGAATCTTTGCCTATTGGTCAAAAGACCCCAAACTGATTAAAGCATTCCAAGACGGTTTCGATTTCCATACCTACATGGCTATGCAAATCTTTGAAACTGCCGAACCAACAAAGATACAACGAAGGGTAGCTAAGAATGTCAACTTCGGATACATATTCGGAGCGGGTGAACGAAAGATCGATGCAACATGCGGAATCAAGGGAATCTTTCGAAGAGTACAAGCATTATTTCCTTGTGTTACGGAATCGATCAATAGAACCGTGTCCTTCGTCAAACAGTACGGATACGTCGAAACAATGGGTGGCTACAGACTCTATATGTACAAGAGCAAAGCCTATGCAGGAGTCAACTACATCGTTCAAGGAACCGAAGGAGAAATCGTAAAGACTGCCCTAACCAACTGCGATAGATACCTAATCGACAATCGATTATTAAGCTTTGACTATTCAAATATCGTGTACAAGAGTAAGGTCGCATTGATCCTACAAGTACACGATGAATTACTTTTCTCTCTCCAGAAAAAACTCGGTAGGGAAAGAGTTACTAAAGTGTTAAGTGACTTAGCTTCTATTATGCAAGAAGCTGGTAACTACTATGGAGTACCTTGTGTGTGTAAACCAGAAATTATCGAAGACAATTGGAGCGAAGCAATGAAGCTTCAAGATTGGAGAAATAACTAGCCATGAAGAAAGTAGCTCTGTCATTAGAATACTACGACAAAGTGTTTACAAGATTTTCTGTAGTACTTAAAGTAGTACACAAAACCCTAAACTTCGGAACAGTATCCGTATTCGTTGAACGCAATTCTTTTAACATACGTTGGACTGTTCGAAAATCCCGTCAAAAGAAGTTTGTACACAACATACCGATTAGTTTCGAATCACTTGGTACAGGCGAGATAAGCGACACTGAAATGTCAGTCATCGCAGAAGACCTAGTTAAATCAGCTTTTCAAACAATTCCAGAAAATCTACTAAGGATCGATAATGAGTAATCCCCAACAAGACCCAGTTGCTTTTTACAAATTCTTTGGTGTCGAAGCTACAAAACAAGTAAAGGAGAACCACGTTGCAGACTGCCCTTTTGCCGATTGTACTAAGAGAAGTCACTTCTACTTCAACTCAACAAACGGACTATATACTTGCAAAAAATGCAATAGGTCTGGTAACTACTACACTTTTATTACGCAGTTCCATACCGCACTCAAGACCTTTACTACTCAAGAAGATTACAAGTTTCTTGAAACGGAAAGAGGCATCCCAAGTGAAATCTTCGAACTTGCTAATTGGCATCGAAATCCAGCTACAGGAAGATGGTACGTTCCCTACTACGGACCTAATCAGTTGCTTAACTTGGGTGCATTCGATCCTAGCAACTATAATCCCAAGAACCGATTTAGAATCTTCAAAGCACCTGGCTTCGATCTACAGCTTTATAGAGTTTTCAACACTAAGCAATACGATGCAGAGATTATCGTTACAGAAGGAGAATGGGACGCTCTTGCTTTTTACGCAGCATTTAGAGCAATGCGTAAAGAAGCACCTACCATACTTGGATTGCCAGGAGCTACGTGTTGGAAAGAAACCTGGAACAAGACATTCAAAGGCAAGTACCTAACTTTCTTTTTTGACAAAGATCAAGGTGGAGATCAAGGTATCGAAGTACTCAATAAGCGTAATGCTGGACTTAGGTACAGTATAGCTAACTGGGAGTCTCCAGCACTATCAAAGCTAAAGCTTCTCAAGAAGAACACAGAACTGAAAGACGTTAGGGACGTATTGACTAACGCCAAGGTAAAGACAGACGTACTAGCAGTTCTACTAGATATGGCAGCTACTACCGCAGAAGACCATACCGAAGAACTTGAGCAAGAAGAAGGTAGCGAAGTCAAGAAGTCTTTTAGTGCAGACATAGAGACTATCGAACCAATTGCTTCTTATTCTACTTTCCAGAGACGTATCAAAGATAGCCTGTACACAAGCAAAGCAATCATGCAAACGATTGATGCTATGCTTGCCACAGCGTTATCAGTACGTCTTCCAGGTGAACCACTTTGGCTATTCGTAGTAGGTCCTGCATCATGCGGTAAATCAACTGTTATTGAAGCCTTTGGTGGTAACAACAAATACTTTGATTACGTATCCAAGCTTACGGCAACATCGCTTGTATCAGGTTGGAGAAACCCAGATGGATCAGACGCATCGACACTTCACAAGATGGACTTGAAGACTCTATTCATCAAAGATATGACTGTACTTCTAGGTATGCCAGAAGGAGTACAGCAACAGCTATGGGACTTGCTACGTGATGCCTACGATGGATACGTAAAAATTACTTACGGTAACGGAAAGGTATACGAAGCAACCGACTTCAAATTTAACATCATTGCCGGTGTAACTCCGATCATCTACAAACACAATGACGCTTCCAAGGGAGAACGATTCTTACGAATCGACTTCTTAGGAAATGACTTCGATGAAGATGAACACATGAGCCAAGCATGGGAGAACATGGGTCAGAAGAAAGCAAACAAGAAAAAGCTATCTGACACAATGCTCGGCTACTACAAACACTTGTATGAAACATTCGACCCAGAGAATGTAGCAGACGTACCATTACCAATCCGTAACAAGATCATGGCACTAGCAAAGGTAGCTGCTAAACTCCAGACTGAAGTAGTTAAAGATCGTAACGAAGGCATGATCTACCGTCCAAGATCAGCAGTCGCAACCCGTCTATCTCTTCAGTTCAAAAACCTAGCCCACTCTCTAGCCCACGTTAGAGGGGAGAAAGAAGTATCTGAATCAACTTACGAGATCATTCGTAAGATTGGTTTTGACTCTTGCCCAGGACTAAACTACGAAGTAATCAACTTCATAAACAAACACAAAAATGTTACTCGTAAGGCTATCATTGATAACCTAAAGATTCCTGGTACTCGCGTACATCAAATTCTAACTGACCTTGAGCAGTTAGGTATTATCGTCCATGACAAAGAAAACAACAAGTCTGGTAATCGTGGAAGAGATACATACACTTATTCCCTTTGTGCTGATTTAACAGAATGTCTGGAGACAAGTCGTGCTAAGACTAATAACCAAGTTAGAAAAGATAGAAAACCTACAAGCATCAGTGACAATCAGCGAAGTCCAGCTAAAGGAAAGCAAACTGCTAAGTCCAGGAACTAGACTAGGTATCCAAGGTCAGATTGACAAGTTACTAAGCTTAGCTAGTAACGACAACGTACTTATCGAAGAAACTTACGAAGGTAAACCTGAGTCAATTGACACAGTAATGGTAGAGCTTGATCGACTACGAAAACTAGAAGGTCATACTTTTGCAATTACTAAGGTTGCAAAAGAATCAGGGGAGTATACACTACTTATCAAGATCGTTCCGATTTCCGAAGCTTCAATAAATAAGTAGTTATGCCAACCTTAATAGACAAACACAAAAGTCAGTACCCTTGGTTGAAGACCTTCATTCATCTAAAGGGTACTGACCTTTACGTAGGAGAAGTAGACCCTAAAGAACTACCACCAAACCCTAAGAATTGGCGAATCCATTCGCAACGTCAACGATCCACGTACAAAGCATTCCAAGAGAAGTTCGGTTATCTAGGACTAGCCCTGTTCAACGTAAGAACAAACCATCTACTAGACGGTCACATGAGAGTAGACGAAGCCTTAAAAGCTAAGACTCCACGTATCCCTCTAATGGTAGTAGACCTAAATGAAACTTCTGAAAATGAAGTACTAGCTACTCTGGACAACATCGGACTTATGGCGATCACTAACAATGAAGCCCTACAGTCTTTGACTAAGAGCGTAGATAAGTCCATAGAGAAAGTAAAAACAGAGAATGAACGCAAACTGAAACAACTACGCAAAGACCTTCTCGATCACAGCTTTGGAACCAAGCCAATTTTAAAGCAATCGCAATCACGCCTTAGACCAATCGAAGAAGAAGTTTCTTCTTCTCCAGAAGAATCTGAAGTGGCAACCGATCATTACGAATCAGCTTGGAAAGACGGTCCAGTTCAAACATTCGTAAATGCGTCTATTCTGTATGACGGTTTAACTGAATTAGGTATTCCTCAACTAAGTACTGACAATTTAGCAACACCAGATTTAGCACCTACCTGTACATACCCAGACGGTCCAGGAGAAAAAGCTTACCACTGTTACAGTCAAAGTTTTTCAGACGAATACGATCCAGGGTGTATAGGCTTCTACACTGACGATCACAAATTTGAATGCGTATACAACCAAGCAGCAGAGTTTGTAGAGTGGGCTATCAACATGAACCCACGTTGTCTAATCGGTCCTGATTTCTCATGTTACGCTCATTGGCCTTTAGCCAAAAACATCTGGAACCTGTACCGAGCTAGATGGTGTACTCGGTTATGGCAGGACACAGAGCTAAAAGTAATTCCAAACGTACCGATCTTGGATGGACCACCGTACCCTCTATCAATCAAGTACTCATTAGAAACTCTTCCAACCAAAGCAACCTTAGCAATCCAATGTCGAACTCAAGAAGCTAAGTCAGCTTCAGGTGTAGTAGAGTGGATAAACAAAGTCATAGAAGTATGTAAACCTGTTTGTATGGTACTATATGCAGGAGAAGAAAAGCAAAAGTACATGCTAGGTGACTTGAAGAAAGGTAAGACACAGCTTATATTTCTTCCACAGATCGTAACTGCAAAACGTAAACGTAACAAATAGGACTTACTTAAATGGCAAACTCAAAACTAACTATCAAGTTAGAAACTTCTAAAGGCTATAACGCTAGAGGACGTAAAGGTAAGACTGACAAGAAAGGTAAAGGCATAAAAGAAACTAATCGACAAGCAGCACAAGAACAAGAAACAAAGTCAGCTAGAGAACAACAAGCTGAGCAAGCAAAGAAACAAGGTGCTAGCCAAAAAGAGATACAACGTATCAAAGGACGAAAACCAAAGAAACCGGCCAGTAGAACAAAACCTGTAAAGATCAATCAAGGCCCTAAGATCATAAGCGTTAGCAAGTCTCGAACTGAACGAGCGGTGATGCAAGGTAAGTCTCGGAAAAAAACTTCCAAGAATTCTTCAACTGGAAGTAAAAAGTCAGTTGCTAAATCAAAGCCGAGAGAGTATAGTCAAACACCATCAGCTATTCGTCAAAGAGAACGACGAGCGGCAAAGAAGAACGAGAAGAAATAACAACCTATTTACGGAGTAGTAAAGTGGCAAAAAAACCGTTACAAACCAAAGCTATGAACAAGTCTGCTGCGATCCTTGGATCGTTGGGTGGCAAAAAAGGCGGTCCTGCTAGAGCTAAGAGTCTTTCTTCACAACGAAGATCAGAGATTGCTAGCAAGGGAGCTGTAGCACGAAACACCAAATACGCCAAGAAAGACGTAGCAGTAAACACAGGCCGAGGTAAAACAAACACCATGTTTCAAGCAAAGAAGAGGACACCATAGTACTATGGCAATCATCACCAAACCATTCGGACACCCAAAGGCTCGAAAGTTTCTCAAAGGAACCCACATCCCTATCCAAGCAGTAAAGCTTCAAGGAGATACGTTGCTCGAATCAGCAATGGTCGTTTTGATTGCACAAGCTTGGGAAGGTAAGGGACCACTTGCCAAAACTTTGAAGACTGAAGCATCAGACCTTGTTGACAAGTTCAACAAATCAAATCCTGACTATAAGTTCAGCAAGTTTGGTCGAGATCGTACAAAGAATGTTGAAGTAGAAGCTAAGTCTTCGAAGCAACCCAAGTCTGACAAAGAAAGCAAGCCTTCAAAGAAGTCAGCAAAGACCGAGAAAAAAGCTGACAAACCTGCAAAGAAGAAGTCTCAAAAGTCTCAAGACCTTGAGCCAGCTTTGGTCTAATAAATTCTGCTTTGCAATACGTAATACCCGTTAAGCATTGATCCTGAGCGTACTCCTTGTTTCGTTAGCTACTTCTAGGTGTACGGCAACTAATGCTTAACGGGTTTTCAATTCCATCATACCCTCTATTACAGGTATAGCTACGATGTCCGATCTTGAAAATAAAGACTTGGCTTCTTTCGAAGACTTCATGGATAAACACTTGAAGGTATCTCAAACAAGCATCAACCCAACAATGGGCCGTCTTCTTGACTGGTTTATGAATGTTGTTCAAGAAGCTATCAAGAACAGCGACTTGAAGAACATCAAGAAAGAAGACCTACTAAAGTTGGTAGGTGATATGTACGACAAGTACATTCTACCAATCGACCTTCCAGGTCCAGACGTTGTACTCGATCCATTGTTGAAACAACTTGCTCTCAATCAAACAGCAAGATTGTACGACAAGTTTTTCAAGCAACAAACAGCACCGAGTTTCGATACTCAACCTCAGTAGTAAGTTTCTTTTCATCCTCCAGAAAAATAACAGGGAGAGTTTAGTATGAAGTTTCCATCAATCATTGTAGCAGTACTTATCGCAGTACTGTTTAGTACCAACAGTTTTGCACAGCAATGCTTCACAGGGCAATGCTACAAATCAGCACCCATGTTGGTTGAGTCAGCACCAAGTTTTACTGTTGCAGTACCAAGCTTCACACCAGTACGAACAACTGTACGTGAAGTAGTTGTACAACCTACACAAAACGTAGTTGAATACTTCCAAGAAGTGCAACCAGTTCGAAGTGTAGGCGTTGCAGCGTTCAAGACTTCACAGCAAGTATCCCAAGGCGTTATGCGTCACGTAGGCGGTACTCTAGGTGGTGCTCGTTATGAAGGGGTAGGATTCTCTACTTCTTCTCCAGAAGACGCATTGCGTAGATGCTGTTACTCAAATAGACCTAGACGCGAACAATCTGTACAATACGGCTACAATCGTAGTCTACGTACCTACGGATGGTTTGCAACCATCTTGTGTGACTAATTCTTGCTAAGTGGCAACTACTTTAGTTGCGAGAGTAGACAGGCCGGTGACTTAGTTCATGGTGGGTTCGAATCCCACACTACTCTTTATTGCGGGTGGGCGTGGATGCCTCTAATGCTAGGTTCGATTCCTGGACCCGCTCTGGATCGGCAACATGAACTGTGTGTAGTCACCGGCAATGAATACGCCAAAATGAAATAGGTGGCTTAGAACGTACTAGAGCAGTTGACGAACTGCCCGATCCTTTTAATTTGCGGGTAAGGAATCTGAGATAGCGAAAATCAATCGAGAAATTGCGAGGGTGTGGTAACATGGGACCAGTAGGGCCAATTCTCCCAACAGAATTTGAGTCGATTATTTTCTTAGTGCTTGCGGCTTGCTTCTTTATGGTTTGCGGTGCAATCGCCTGGAATTGCGTCGAGTTTGTCTCTAGTCATTTGTCGATAAGGTGGGCGTGGTAATGACTGAAATCGGATTAATCACTTGGTACATCGTTCAGCTTGTCCTTTGGACAGGGCCTTTTGGCGTTGCGGCATTTTTGGCGGCGATTGCGGGATCGTCTTTTGCGGCGGGTTACTTTGTGGGGCATCGAGCCGGTATACTCAATGATATACGGCACTAAAGTTAATCTTTAGAGGCACGTACCCTAGCTAACCTTATTAGTATCAGAACTGCTTACAGTGTGACAACTACTCTAAGTAGTCTCTAATTTCGCTCAAGGTTAGTTGGTAAAGTGTTGTCAGATTTATACCTAGACCAGTATGACGTAGCCTAAGCGGAGAGGAACAGGTGAACTCATACTGGTCTAGGTTTTTCTTCTCTCTTTCCAGAGACACGTTGAGCAGTCAAGCGGTTTAATATATTCCGCATTGCATAGATAGATACTCCCCGCTTGAGCGGTCAAGCGTAGGCTCTTTTCTTCATATACTATCTACGCACACACGTATATGTACATAACACGTAACACGTGTGTACGCACACTCGCTCGCTCGCGTTTCCTCTATTGCTGGAATCGTCCGAAAAAAAATTCCAAAATTATTGCATAGCTATGGCGTAGTTGGTCGAACTATGGTATAATTGATTGGCGACCGGGAAACGTCTCAAATTGAGACAACGCCGATTCTCATTTTGCGAATCGACACAATTTTAATCGTTTCAAAATTGTGTCGATTATCATCATTGAAACGAATCATTAAAGGATTTTAGTTATGTTTGTGTTATGGTTTTTTGTAGGACTTAAAGTAGTAGTTCATGGCAGATTAGTCTACGCAAAAAATAACTGTTACTGGAAAAAAGTAGGTACGTTCCAGTCAGTAGACGATGCAATAGCTGAGATAGACGATTCTCTTAAACGTGATAATTGTCGCTTAAATAACGAGTCATGGCTCATAGTTCATGGTTCAAAAGTTGTCTTCGATCATATATCCGATGATGGGTATATCGCAAAAATCTACACTGAAGCCGGTCCTAATTACCTAAAAAACAGAAAGGATTCTTAATCATGAATTCGTCGTATTACATAGTTCAAGTCTATTTCCAAGATAAATGGGTAGACTTAGTTGGTGGCAAGTTTTTATACGACAAAGATGAAATGCCTGGCTTGATGGCACTACAACTAGCTAATGCTGTAGAAGCGTACAACTTAGCTAGAAAACGTGCTCCAAACTACGCTCACCGAATCATCCAAGTCAATGTAGTTCGATTCAATAACGGAAAGGATTAGTTATCATGGCATTGCTAATGCAAGTGTACATTGCTTGTCGAATTGAAGGTCAAGAAGACAATCAAAGACGAATCAATCAGCACAAGTGTTTGACTGAGAACGTCTCAGCAAAGACAATGGTAGTTAGACTCAACTACGATGAATGGAATCATGACGCTCCACCATCAACGTCAATTGACGGAGTTCTAGTACGCTGTTACTTCAACAGAGTTGACAGAGACAGTAACTACATCATCGCATACGGTACTAAGAAGTATCTCTCCAAACGTGCAATCATGCAGTTCTTAGAACGATATCCACTTGCCGAACCAGGTCAAGTAAAGCAATCTACTTCCCAACTTCAATACGCTTAGTCAAAGGCTTTTCAATGTTATCTGAAGATCATAAAACACTCTTTCAAAAGTTGTTTCGTCCTGAAGGGTTGGCAACTTCAGTTCACAGAACAGACTTAGAAAACGTGATGGTAATTGAATGCGTTTTGTTCGCATACAAAAACAATCTTACAATTAAGTATGCTTCAAGACTTAATAACGATTGGACAACTCTTGCAGATTGCCCAACTGACTTCAACTCAACAAGGTACAGGGTCACACAATGAAAATCCGACAAGCACTCAAAATTCGAAAACAAATGTTCTTGAGTAGTTTAATCGTAGATGAGTACGTAAGTTGGTTTCCAGTTAAGCCAATCAAAGTATCTAAACTTCGAAACAAGAATCGTTTAGATTGGCTTAGACTTAAAGATAAAGCATCGCGTCATTTAATGGACCGTAAGGGTTCAACAAGTGATAGATCATGGGACTTGTTTTGGAATCATACAAACCGAGACAAAATAACACGTACTTGGATCAGAACATTTTTTAAGAAATTGTACAAATAATGAAAACACAACAACCCGTCATCGTACTAGGCCGTTCATTAGCTCTTGTCAATGCTATATCTGAATCGTTGCAATTCTATAAGCAGAAAGATAACTCATGCAGCATTGATAGAATAGACCAAAGAGCTAGAGCTGCTTTACTTGAAGCATTCTTACCACGTGGTTCAGGAATCGACTCTGGAACAAAGATCGACTTAGACAAATCAGAACCAGACAAGATCGTACTAACCTTTGATTATCATCATATGGATGAACACGGTTATTATGATGGTTGGTCCTGTGGTTGGAAAGCGATCATCACCCCAACTTTTCAATGCTTTAATGGCATTGATATCCAGATTAAATCTGGCAAGTTTAACAGTAGGGCACACAGTAGACGTTACAACGACGAGAATTTCAAAGACTACTTGTACCAAACATACTACTATTGCTTAGGTCAATCAGTAGTCCACGCATACGATCAAACCAACTGCGAAGTAGTGTACTTCTCATTGGATGAAGCTAAACGTAAGTTCCCTGACTCTAACATTTGGAAACCCTAACCATGTACATAACCACCAAGTATCTAGGACCAACTACTACCAAAGGATCACGCATCCAATTCTCTTTGGTTGACAACTGCAAACGAGAACACCACAAAGAGTTCTCATATCATGATGACGCACCAACAAACTTCACAATACCATTCAAAAGAACCAAGTATGTTACAACTCTTCTCAACGACGAGAAAACAATGCTTTACAGACTTGAACAGTACATCGCGTACTTAAACAGAGAACGCGGACTTGACTGGAAACCAACTGACTTTGTTATGACTCGGCTTGAGTCATGTCAATACATCTTCACTTTCAAAATGCACACAATCGAACTAGGAGAGTAGTAGTATTATGGCACAAGACAACGATGAACTTACCATTAACATGCTTGTTAAATCATCACGTAAAATCTGGGATGCTATAGAAAAAGAAGCCGAAGACCTTGAAATTGACGCACCTACACCTATGAAAATGTTATTGATAGCCAATACAATTCATGGCGGGTTTGTTTTGCAGCTAACAAAAAATCCATTAACAGCGAAGTACGCATCACTATTTGAAAACTTGTTACAAGAAATGCTTTACGAAAAAACAGTACTGCTAGAAGCCATTAAGCATACTCAACAAAAAAATAGAACTTAAAACTGTTAAACGATTCAATTATCTATCTACTTCAGGAGAAGTCACAATGCCAGTTCGTAAAACATCAAAAACCAAGAAGACCGAAACCAAGACACCAAAAGTCAAGAAGACCGGACACACTTTAACAGCAGAACAATCTGCAATCAAGGACGCTCTCAATACTGACAACAACATCATCGTCGTAGCACGTGCCGGTACTGGTAAGTCCAGTACCATTGAAGCCATTGCTCCACGTGGCAGCGTTATCCTATGCTTCAACAAAGCACCAGCAGATGAAATGGCAGAACGTCTAGGCTCAGGCCGTGAAGCCAGCACGTTCCATAAGTTCGGTATGGCACTCATGCCCAAAGGATCATGGATGGACAAAGGCGGTTTCGGTATGCGTGAACGTATCCAAACTGTTGCGTTTCGCGGCAACAAACCCACCCATGCAAACGAGTACAAACTTCAATCCAGTATCGACAAGGCTGTATCATGGCTCATGACTATGGCAGCCAAGCCTGATATCAGTCTCGAAGACGCAATGAAGATTCTACGTGATGAAGGATATGGCAGACTTCAAATCGAGAACCCAGTTGAAGAAGTAGTTGAACATGCAGTACGAGTACTCCAACTTTGTGCTGAACGTACCAAAGGCAATTACGGTACTGGTTTCAACTACAACTTTGATATGATGCTCTGGCTACCCTACATCAATGGTTGGGGTGCTGGCTCAGTTGACAACCTATTCGTTGACGAAGCCCAGGACACCAACCCACTACGTATGGCCCTTGCCCTTCAATGGGGTAATCGAATCGTAGCAGTAGGCGATGACCGCCAAGCTATCTACGCATTCAACGGATCGATGTCTGATTCTCTTTCTCTTCTCCAGGAAAAGACTAAGGCGGTACAGCTTCCACTTACTTGCTGTTGGCGATGCCCAAGTACACACTTGGATATGGCTAGAGCAATCGTCCCTGATATCAAAGACCGTCCAGATTGTCCACCAGGAGAGATCATCAACGGTGATGGTATCGAGTACGATCAACTACCCGAAGACGGTGTATTGATTATGTCACGTACCAATGCTCCATTGATCCGACACTTCTTACGAATGCGTAAAGAGATCAGCAATCAAAAGGTTGTATTCTTTGCATCAGAAGGAATTGCCAATTCAATGAAGTCTCTTATTGGCTGGAACTTGAAAAGTAGTTTCGACGCTTCATGGAGACACCAGTTCGACACAAAGCTAGACAAGTCAATTGTACGCTGCCCAAGTGCAATGGCTAAAGCAGTCCTACTTGATTACAAGCAATGTATCATCGAACTGTACGACGCTAACAAATTCAATACAGTCAAAGAAGTACATGACTTCCTAGACGAAGAATTCAAGAAACCAGACGAGTCTGCCAAAGACCCTGCATACAAGACAGCAATCAAGTTATCCTCTATCCACTCCAGCAAAGGTTTAGAGCACAACAAGACAATCATTTACGGTACATCGAGCCTCCCTCACCCACTAGCTAAGAAGCCTTGGGAGAAGATGCAAGAGTCAAACCTAGAGTACGTAGCTCTAACCCGTAGCAAGCAATCAATGACCTTGATTCCATGCAACGGAAGTAGTGTCGAATCCGAAGAAGTAGGAGAAGAGTAGTATGTCCGAAGAAAAACTTTATCATTGTTTATTTGTAGGTAGACTAAGTAATGCTGCGGGTATTGTTTATCCAATCATTGTAGATGTTCGATGCACACAAGATCGTATCTTTAGTACACTGTACAAACAGTACGAGTCTATCAGTGGTCTCAAAGTATTTTTAGAAGGCGACGAACTTAGAGTACTACGATCAACTAGATCAGACGAAATTGGTGGTGTAATTCAAACTTGGGAGGATTCATAATGCAGTTCAATGATGATGATGGAGAATGGGTAGAAGCACCCTATGTCGAAAAACTAATCTGTATCGGAGCTTTAGTTCTGATACTATCAATCACAGCAGTCTCTTATTTCCTTTGGTAGTCTATTAAATTCCACATTGCATAAAGGTACATACTCATGGCAGTTTCAAACATTCAAGTTCCAGTTCCAGGTTCAATTCATAACCATCCAATCCGTATGATGGTACTATACCCATCAGGACAAAACCCACGCAACAAAAGTACTGAGCTATACTTAGCTTCGTTGTTCAAACATGAAGTAGACGCTATTACTGATCCAATGGTATACGATCTTATTAAAGATCGTAGATCTCAACATATAGATATGGAAAGTTACTTCATCAATTACAGAGACTTCGATTCAAAGTACCATCTTTACCTTTGTGTCAATGCTGACTGTGCATTCCCACCACACTATCTAGTCGCAGCAGACTCAATGGAAGAAGCATACGACGAGTTTCTAACTGAAACTGATTCGTGTCTCATTGAAGAACCAAACCTAAAAGATTACGAAGTAGAATCATTAGTCTACGATGACAATGGTAGACCAATGGATACTGATTCACTACAGATTCGACAACTCAGTATCATGCTAATCTCATTCGTTGATTACGCTGATGCGAAAGTACAAGGTTAATCATGAAGTACAAAGGATTTGAGATTAAGACTAAATATTTGCCTGGATCGAACTTCGATTTCAAAAATGGAGAATTAGTAACTAGAAAACCAAAACCCGAAGACCGAGATAATTGTGAAGTTGTTGACTTGATGACTGAAAAATCAGTCAATGTTCTTGGATGTAAATCCATTAAGCAAACCAAACAAGAAATTGACGATTTCTTGAAAGACTGTGGGGTAGCTTCAAATACCCAAAAAGAGTGGGATAAAAAATTCCAACAGTAGTAGTTCAACTTTAATGTATAAAACACGTGGAAGTTAATCATGGCTAAGAAAAAAGCTAAAGTAAAAGAAGCACCTGTACCAGTTGAACCTAAACCATTCAAAGAACTACACCCATTCTACATAGAAGACCATCTACCTAAATTGGGTAGTCATGTTGGAGAATGTAGGTGCTGGTACTGCGATAAAGTACTTATCAAAGACGGTGTACGAATGGTAAACGCTGATTCAATTCAACTGTTACTATCTGGTGACTTTGCTCACAAAGATTGCCAAGCTCAAGTCAAGCCAGGTCCAGCATACGCTAAAGCTAGAGCATCATATCTTACTTGGATGAATCGTAACAACAAGAAGATATTGCAGTACCTAAACAATCCAAACGTCAAAGTATCAATCATTTACTTCGGAGACAATAACAATGCCAATTAGCGAACCAGAAAAACACTTTTATATTTTGATTAGGATTAAGCCTTATAATCTGAATTACAATGTAATAGACAGCTTCATAGTTTGTGCTACGTCTACCTATGAAGCTAGAGTAGTTGCGTCTTTAAGATGTTTAGACGAAGGTGTAGAAACTTGGCTTAACAGCAACAATTCAACATGCGTTAAAATGGACCCAAAAGATTATCCAGAAGAAGCGTCAGTTGTTTACGCTGCACGTAGGCCATTTTGGAATAGAGCAACACTATAGACACCAAGAAAGAAAGTACAAAAATGCCAAGTAGCAAATTAGTAACAATTCCAACAATGAACACCAAGACTGGTAAGATGGACAAATACCAAGCAACAACTTGGTCAGTACCAGGAACACCGTTCTTCGTAAACATTACCCCAGGGTACGAGAACGAAGAAAAGCGTAGATACACCATCACACACAAACACACTGGATGGGGTGTACTGTTGTGCGGTGCAGTAACACGTAAGTCTGCGATTGAAGCAGCAAGAGCACTTTTCGACAACTACCCATCACCGTTGAAGGTTGTAATGAAGAACACAGTATTCACACCGCATGAACTCCAAGATCAAATCAGAACAATACTCGACAAAAGAAAAAACAAGATAACTTGGAACCAAGCCAAGATCGTAGCTCTAGCATGTCTCAAACAATCATAGGATAACCAATCATGGCAAGGATGCTACTACTACTCACACTGGCAACTCTCATGGGTTGTCAGTCAGTTGGTGTAACACTCAAAGCTACACCTTCATTACGTGACCCATCCCGTTTCGAATACTCAGTGGAGTTTACAGACCGTGTGGCAAACAAAAACATTCAAAACAAAAGAAGCTATGAATAGTTGGTTAGTCAAACGCTTCAACAAAATCGAATACCAAGAAATCTTTATCAACAACGGTTACGGTATCCAATACCGAATGCTCAGAAGGATGCGATAATCATGACAACAAGACACGGCACTAATCACTTTGATACTTGGGAGTCTGCTTTCAAGTACTACTCACACCAAGACTACACAAGAGAAGACGTTATCGAAATGATATCTGAAGGTGTCATTAACATTGGTGAACCAACTATCTCTACTGAAGAACGTCTATACTTAGATGATGATGGACGTTACTACACCCAGTTCATAGATGGTAGTATTCTCTCACCGTCTTTACTCTTAGATGATACTGCAAGAGCATACGGAAAATCCTCGAAGACGATCATCGATAACAATGAACAACCACAATGGCTCAAAGACTATATGAAAGAACACGGCAATCAATTCACACAAGGATGGAAGGAGCAAACTGATGTTACCAATGACAGTTAAAGTAGCAACGTGTACTCGATGCAACAAGGATATTTTCTCTTCTCCAGAAAGTATCAGTTCAGGGTACGGACTCGACAAAGACAACAATCGAATCTGTTATAGCTGTTGTGCAGTTCTCGACAAAGAACGTATGAGGCAAGATGGTAAGATCACACTCTACCTGACTTGTGAACCAGCAAGCAAAGCTAAGACACCAATTGGAAGACCTAGTGCCGGTAAAGTATCCAACTGGCCCGGAACACTTGAGTTCATATGTCACACTTCAACTGGTAGACACAACATAGCAGGGGTCAGATACGATTGTTGGTTCGTATTTGAAGGCTACTACTGGCATGGCGTTACCTATGGTGACAACACCCAGATATGCCACTGTAAACGTACCAAAGACAGACCGCTATCATTAGGACCAGGTTCCCCACTCCAGTACTTATCATGAACATCAAAGACCTACCAGAAGAAGACCCAAACGGTGCATTCAAACAACCAAGACCATTAGAACCAAACTCACAGATAACAATATCAGTGACAAAAACTGTTTGCTATGAAGTTCCCAATGGAGAATTGCGTATCATATCAGTAGGCAATACTCGATACGTCGAGTACCACAACCCACTGTACAAAAACAGCCCATTCAAACTCAAGCATACATGCTTTAGCACAGCACTCACAGTCCAAGAAATTTGTGAGAGTTCAGAAGTAGTCAAGTTCCTATCCCGTTTCAACTAAGGCAAAGTATCCAATCATGGCTAATGTAGATCGACTCAAACAAGTACGTATGGCAATTGTAAACTTCGAAGAGAACTTTCATTACAAGTACATATTTTCAATTACAAAAAGTTACAGTGATGGTGTCATTGAAACGTACCCTAATGAAAACATAGATGTAAATGCCGTTCTCAATCATCATCGAGACACAGATACGTACTGCGGTACTAATGCCTGTATTGTAGGTTTCACTCTTGCTATTCAAACTCCAGAAGTTGTGCAATCAATTTCTAATAACTCAGATGAATTTAAATTTGCTACTCAATGGCTCGATCTTACCAAAGAAGAGTCACATTGGTTATTCGAACCAGAAGGTGACGAATACACCGATTACAGTTGTTTTAATAGTTGCATCCCTCCAAAGGCCCTCCCTACAGCAACTAAATATAAAGGTCATCTAGCTCTGTACAAGTACGACGAATCGTTTGTTAGTTACCGTACCTGTACCAGAGAACAAGGCTACTTCGAAGCACTTCGACGCATTGACTACTTGATCGAACATTATAGCAATGCCAACAGTAACTAACAAAGACTGGCCGTTCAAGGTAATGATTACAGAAGACAGTACACTTTCTCTTCTTCCTCTCCAGGAAGAGGCAAGCGTAGCGTTGCTGTTGGATATAGGTAATTACTACTTAGTACTTGATCGCACAGTAGAAATGTTAGGTATCGATTACAACGTATCAAAGTTAGGACAACGAATCATCAAATGGAATCTACTAAACAAAAACAATTGGAGATCAATTGACAAGTTGTTAAACGATATCCAAGAAGTGACTGGTACAATGGTGGTTCGATCATCCATTTAATAAATTCATCATTGCATAGGTGTGTATGCTTGAGCATTCAAGTGCGTGCTCGGCTTGGAAATCTATATCTAATACGATGACAGTAAAGCACCATCTATACTCTCAGTAGATGGTGCTTGAGGACTCAAGTGCGTGTGCCGGTCTTCAACGTCTATCCCTACAATGCTCCGCTTATACCCTCAAGTGCGTGTAGGCTGAATGCTAGCCAAGCCCTACTAGGGGTTCTCTTCTCATGACACGTACTAGGCCGCATACTAGGCCGGACCGGACCCCCCATTGGGGGGGTATTTGACCCTTCGGAGTGTTGGGGGTGTTGGGGGGTGTCAGTATCCTCATGGATGCCCCTAAATTGACGTAGGAACGCTTCGGACCCCTAGACCATCCAAGGACCCCCTAGACCCTAGACCCCCTTTAAAATCGATTTTAGGACCCTCCCCATACCCATTAGAAAAACTAATCCTACGCCGATTCGTACCCCATAGGAAAGATCGGACCCAACCAGCCGAAAAAAAACTTTTGAAAATTTTTTCAGAATAGCTATTCTCTAGTTGACTAACTAACCGATACATGGGATACTATTCAATAGTTGGAACCCTTCCAACTTGGGAATCGTCGCCCAATGATCGACGCAAAGAGACCCGACAGGATCAGAGAACTATGCAAATCAAGGCTATCGACTTCAAAGCCCTTTGGCAGATGATTGAAACACATGGAAACCAAAACGAATGGAAATCCTTCGAGAGTTTCCCCGTCCCGGTCCAATGCTTGGAACCTAGTACGATCCATCCCGTTATGGGCCAGACTTGGAAACGGACCTACGGATACCTAATCCTCAGAATTCGATTAAGAGCATCGGTAAAAGGTGGCGTATGCCGTTTCGAAGTAGAAACCAAATCCAAGCCTATTAGCCTTGCAAAGTATTTCCAGTCCAACGACTGGAAACACAAAGAGAGTAAGCTAGCTGGTTTCAGTATCGACTTGGAATCCGCTTTGATATCCTGTGACAAGATCGACGACCAAACTAACGGTTTCAGATACGCAGATGCAAATCGTACTATGCTAACTATGGCATACCGTTCTAACGTAACACGCCAAACCAAGAAATACTTAAACGCAATGGGCAGACTAACTGACTACACCAAACGCGAAGCAGAACTAAAACAGATCATCGACCTAACGCTAGGCTAACCCACCCCAGTATCGGAGAGGACCCAAGGATAGTTCGACTCTATCCCCGATACCTTGCCACAATCGGCAAACCGTTGCAGCGATGCCAACGAACAATGCACCGCAAACAATCGGCAGAGATGCCAAAGGACTTATGACCATGACCAAGACGACCACCGCAGCCGCTAAGACCGTTGGAACCTTCAAAGCGGTATGGACCCTGGTGAAGAATCAGCCGCAGACCTATATCGGACAAACGGTTCGAGTATCACTCGGACCCGATGACCTAGCCGCTTGGCTTGAAGCTACTGGGATCGACCCGAAGACCTTTACAATCGATGGGAATCGCCCAGAGAACCGCACCAACGCGAAGGACTTGGAACGCAATTGTCCGACCTTCGAACACTACGACCCCGACTTGGGACGGGTTGTAATTTGCGGAGTTGGCAAAGGAAAAACCTGTGCCGGAGATGGTGGACACAGATCGAGGCATATCGTCCGACTGATCCAGAAAGGAGAATCAGGGATTGTAGACGTACTCTTTTCCGACCGCTCGGCAAGTATGGGAGGATTCGACCAAACCGGAAAACGCCGAGACTCTACAGACGAACTACGAGTCATGCAAAACAACGGATGGGAAGAGTGGGGCCAGTGGCAATCGACCACGGCCCAATTGGTTCGACTTCGAGCCAAAAACAAATCCGTTAAAGGTGGCGGTAAGGCCGGAGAGACTTGGAACGGAGTTATTCTTACCCCGCATCAATCAGCGACCCAGTGGCAAGATGGGACCTTCGACCCGCTTACCGAGATCGGCATGACCCAACATGGAAACACCATGAAAAGCTTGCTTCAGATATTCGAAGCTTGGAAGATTTCTAGCCCGACTTCCAAGGCATGGGGCAATGACCAATACCGAATATTCGGAATCATTGTTACCGCAGTCTTCGACGTACTCGGAACCAGGGTTGACGATGAAAGCGAACTCGATTCGCTGATTGATGCCCTTGACGAAAACGCTTTGAGCATCGGCAAAACTTGGGAGGCATGGCGTAGCATTGTCCAACCCAAGGCCGATATCGAACAAGATTACCCCGCATGGCTTGCAATCATTCAAGCAGTAGTTGACGGAAAGAGGATGCCGACCTTGGAAAAGGATGCACCGATCAAAGTGTCTGGAATCAGCGACTACTACAAGGCCAAAGAAAAATCCAATCAAGTAAACGAGTAATAGCCCATTACTACGCTACTCTTTATATCTAACATATGATAGGTAGATACTAATAGGTAATCTACCTATCAAATTGTAATGATATCCCAGTCTCTTGATCGAACAAGCAGAGAGATTCTAATCTAATGATTAGATAAGTTAGACCCCGTTACTAATAGCACTTTATGACCTGGACTCACAATCCAGTCATAGGAGCGGCGTTACAGTGCGAGTGTGTGTGTCGTTTTTATTTGATTGTTACTAACAGTCAGATTCCCAATGCAGTACCAACCCCCGGCTCCCTATGGGACCCGCTACATCTTTTTCCATATAAGTGTTACATTACTGTTTATGTACGTGCTATCTATAATGAGTACCCATTGATTGTAGCTAGATACTGATTAGCTATATCATATATGTATAGTGTAACTATGTACTACTTAGTAGTATAGTGTAGCTCAATGCTCTGAAGTGTACTGGTATCCTTTGAGTATCTACTAGGTACTTGAGATATAGATATGAAAAAAGCCCAGTATTGCTACTGAGCTATCTTCAATGTTTCTGGAGTAAGAAGAAAGAACTAGATACTAGGTGGTGGATCGAACATACCTGTGTACTCAAAAGCATTACCAGTACCAAAGTACACTAGGCTAGATCGTTCTTCTTCTTCGTTGTACTGTTCAGCATTGTCTTTGTAATCAAACACTACTTCTTCAGCATGGTACTCAGGTAGTATTAGGCTACATTTTCTTTCTACTTCCAGGAGTTCTTTATCAGTCCAAGGTTTCTTCTTACCACCATAGTAAGGTCTAGCTAAACCATTATCCAATAAGAACTTACTTAATGGAACTTGAGGTCTTACAGTTGAAACAAGTAGCGTTACAGAGCGTATAGCATAGTCGTCTAATATATCTCCAACACCACGACCAGAGAACTTGTCTTCAGCATCGTACTTAACAATTGGTTGCTTAAAGCTACCTAGTTTCTGTATCACTACTTGTTTGACTAGCTTACCAGCTACAGTATTCTTCTCTGGTGTATCGATACCGTAGATACGGATACTCAGTAACTTGTAGTCATTCTTGAAGAAGTCAGTACCAGCTACCATAGCTTCTACTGTATCTCCATCTATGACTCTGATTGAATGTATTGCATTACCCATTGTTTGTTATCCTTTATCCAACTCTTCTAAAAATTTAGAAATATCGTTGTGTAACTGACCACTATTAGTAATAGAACTATCATGGTACAGTACTAACTCGACACGAGCTAGTAATTCTGTAGCTCTACTAAGTTTTTCATCAGACGTATAGGTTACTAGAGATTTTGGTGGAACTAGGTTAAGGTCAACCTTAGTATCGAATGGAAACACACTCCCTGTAACTGTCCACGCTATAGGCCACCATGCGTAACCTGCTCCTATGTTGCGATGATACATACCTATGTAGCGTACTGTAGAACATACTTCTTGTACGTAGTGAATGATTGCGTTACTACCATCCACTAATTTAACTGCTCCTGGTTTCCATTTTACATTATCAGCCATTGTTTGATCCTTTTATCATTTTAGTATTTGCAAGTAACAGGACTGGATGCAATTTGCCTGTAGCTTTCACTGACTCGTATGTAGCAGTTGATAGATATATGTCTCTACCTACTACAAATGCTTTGTGTACTTGTCTTTGTGTCCAGTTCTTTTGGTTCTTAGCCCACTTCTTACGTATCCTAGACTTCTTTGATCTAGGAAACCGTATTTGACTACGCTCTGTTTCGATACACAGAGTATCGTTTACATATACTCTGTATCCGTAGATTGACTCGATCATGTTAGCTACCTTACATCGTGAATAGATCAACCATTACCAATAATGAAATCGTCTGTATCATCGGGACATCTAGGCTTTGGTTTCTTTGACTCTCTGTACTTAGCAGCACACTGTCTAAGTTCATTCAGGTAAAGTTGATCCATATTACCAGGAATGGGGTCATTACTTATATTGTAGTTATCTACAAAGTCTAATGCTGCATTGATTAAATTGATTGTTCTTTGTGCGTGGTCAGGCATTTTACTTATCCTTTCTGAATCTTTGAATGAGTACCTTGATAAGCAACATTAGCTAATCCTTCTTTCATATCCATTACATCACCGCTTAGGTTAGAAACGATTATATTTCCAACTTTAGTACTATTGGTTAGTGCGTAATAGACTTCAAACAGTGTGTATACATCTGGAACAAGTATGAGGACTGTCTGAAAAGGATCGTGTGGTAAGCTCCATGTAATCTTATACATTATCTGATCCTTTCATTGATCTATAGATAATAACAGTTTCTCCATGAACGCTTTTACCAAGTTCAAAAACTTCAGCAACAGTCATTCCAACGGTGTTTACAGCAGGGCCATATACTTGAGTTTTGGTAGACAGTATCATATCTCCATCTTTAACAACCTCGTTCCAGTTTAACTGTCTCATAGAATCGTCTATCTTTGTAATCTTATGCATCTTCTAATCTCTTTTCTTCTTTCTCCAAAAAATCTAGGACCAGCTTCAGTTGAGTTTGTGCATACATATGGATTTCTCCTTTAAATATATGCTCTTGGTTACTCATAGTAACTATATGTCGTAGTGTGTCTCCTAGCATTGTATAGCCTACTAACAGTACATCTAATTGTTTCTTGAGATTGTTGTTGCTTTTCAAAGTGTCGGTTACTAATAAACTCATGCTTTTAATACGTCTATCATACGACCCAAGTGCAGCAGCAATTAGAATCATACACACAGCCGAACAAAGCATTGCTGCAACTACACAAATTACTAAAACATCAGTTAAACTCATTTTATTTTTTGCACCTAGAAAAGAATGGGTGGTTCGTACCAACTAAAGTTAATAGCTTACTACGTAGATTATAAATTCTTACGTAGTAATCTGGCATCTTAGAATCATCTAAGCGACAAAGACGCATTAGATCATACTGTTTTTCATATCGAGTAATAGCTTCGATCAAACGATGTACCAATTTACGTTTGTTCATTTTTTCTTTTCTCCAGAAACAGGGTTAGGTAGTTTGTCCGAATTCTTCGATCCCATATCTGGATGCCAGTACGTATCTTCATAGTACCCGATCTCGAATACCCCAGATATCGCAAAGAGTAATCTGCACATTGCATTTACTAAGTGCATTTCAGTGTCATTACCTCTACGGTGTTCATTAATATGATTGATCGCGTGGTTCAAATGATCTGCTACTGGTATCTTCTTATGACTGTCTACCCCATACTTACTTACACCAAAGCCACGGCATTCAGCTAATAGCTTCATTACACTTGGGTCAAGACAATCGAACCTAGCTTCGATATGCGTTTGTAGCCCTGCATCTTTGATTGGTACGTTATGCGTTCCACAAAGCTTTACTGCATCAGTCTTAGGTGCTTTTGGTGGCATTTCGTCCCAAACATCGTAGAACGCATCTTCACTTAGATCACTTAGATTGTTTACAGGTGTAAACTCTTTGTTTAGTGAATCAATTACTTCCTTATCAAAGTCTAACATATTAGAATCTACAATACGAATTGCATCAGGTTTTGTACGAGTATCTGACTTTATTTGTACATGATACTTTGTTAAATTTGCGGCATACGAACCTGCCAACAGACCTAGTACAACACCTTTTCTACCACTCAATGGTGTGCCTTGTTTTATTATAACTGGATCACCTTTTACAAAAAGCTGTACTCTTTCAAGTGAAGTTGGTGAGCACCAGAACTTAGTCCTTCCATCATTCGAATGAAAGTAGCAAGTGTCACCATCATACGTTTTTATGCGACCTTCAATTCCAAAATACTTATGGTTAGGTGCGATGAATCGTACTGCATCGTCAACTTCGTATTGTGTACTACTTGGTGACTGCTTTACACCATTACAAGGTAGAGGATTATGCTCTAAATTCGACTTATTGAATGTACCTACGTACTGCAATGCAGTACTACCATCTTTTGCAGAGGCTACAACGTAACTTTTACTACCAACAGGTAGTACTCTAATAATCTTACCTTGTACACCATTATGTACTGTACCAACTATTTTAACTGGGCAACCTACTTTGAACTTCTTTGAATTACTCATTTTTTCTTTCCTTTTCCAGAACAAGGATAACAACGTGAACCTGATGATGATTTACCTGTACCGCTACAAGCTACACAGGTGTCTGTCTTAACAATCTTCTTTTTGACTTTGATCTTCTTTGTCGTAACGATCTTTGTAGCTTTCTTTGGCATTCCCCTGCACCCCTGTTTCTGGAGGTAAGTAAGAATAAAATGATAATGCGAGTCTTCGTGTGATAGTTTGTTTGCTGTTGACTAAGGTTACTAGCCCGTCTTTTGTTAGTCTGATTTCTCTGAACTTACATCCACGTTTGTACGGGTGAACCCCAACCTTGTTAGTTGCATTAACCAGTACTACTTGATCGACATTATCCGATTCATCGTAAAATACTTGGATTCTTTCGTAGTCAAAAGTAAAACTTAGCAACAAGTTTACAGTAGTAGATGCACCAACAAGAGCAACGTTCCTAGACATTTTGAACTCCGTTCTTGTTTTTGTTTTTTGCTATCCTAATCTCTTCTCTGTCAACTCTAATGTTATTTGGAGCTTCGATACCAACTTTGACTCTACCTGACTTACGATTTACATCTGTAATCGTAACAATGATATCATCCCCAATCATGATTCGATCGTTGACATACCTAACAAGTACTAACATGCTGCAATCCTTAGCAAAAGTGTAGAAACTTTCCGTAATTATTTTGAAGTACTCGGTCGGAGTACGCTATAAATTCTGCATTGCATCCAGTATAGTAGGTGCGGTAGGTAGCTGTCAAGTACCTTTTTAGTAAAAATTTACTAATTAAGTAGCTTACCACCACCCTACCCAACTGTCACTATTATAGATATACGATAAACGGTCGCAAGGGCAGTCCAAAAAATTTTTTCGCTACTCGTAATCCGCTATGCAATGCGGAATTTATTACTTTCAAATGACAAAAAAACGAACGAAAAAACCAGGCATTGAAATAGACGAAAATCTTCCAGCACCTACTAAAGATTTAACTGATGTAGAGCTATTTTTGGCTGACTTCATCGCTATGGAAAAGTCTAAAGAAATGGCCTCAGTAGGTTTCTCTATGTCGGCTATAGCAGCAGCACTAGGAATCCCTGCTCAGCGTTTCATAACCTGGGTAAAGAGAGGTAAGGAGCAAGAAGAAGACAGTCCTTATATGCCTGAAGTGATTTTATGGAAACATTTAGCTAAAGGTTGGGCAGTAGCCAAAGGATTAGCTGAGTCTAAGGTAGCTCAAGTAGACCCTAAGTTTTTTCTAACACGTGGTCCGGCTAGAATGCTAGGCGATGACTGGAGCGAAGAGTCTTCTGAAGGTAGCAGAACAACTAAAGAGACTCTTGACGTTACTACTGATTTTATAACTGCTATGCGTAGGCTACGTGAACAAGGTTGCGATCTTAACGAAATATTCGATAAGGATTTACTGTCAATCAAGGTTGACAGGCAAGAAAAACCGATTGACATCTTAGAAAAGCATGGTATCAATCATACTGCACCAGCTTTACCCGGTCCATTAGCTCAAAAAGCTATGGAACTAGACCAAGCACTCCAATTACAAAGGAACTTTGATGAGCCAAAGAAATAAGAACACCCCTGAAGTCAAGTCAGTAGCTACAATGCTCCAAGACTCGGACCTTGAATCCAAACCAGAGTTTGACTCAACAGCGTTTTCTTCTGAGTCAACTACTATGCGACAAAAAATGCAACTACAAGCTTTTTCTGTCTTCATGACAAAGATACTCGACAATCATGGAAACGTATCGATCATGGCTCGTAAACTCCAACTAGCTCAAAGCGAAATTGATAACGCTTTGATTTTGACCAAGCTAGTTGGAGATTGCTACGATGCTATGATCCACAAACCAGACTAACAAACCATGTCAAAGCCAGACGAAGTTCGAAAAGCTTTTGATGCCGGTAAAAGAGCCGAACAAAACGGTAAACCGTCAAACTGTCCAGATCGTTATGACAAAAGACCCGATGAACGCAAAGCATGGTTTGACGGGTACTACCAAAACTACTTAGTACGTAGACACAAGGACACTTTCAGTAAATACGGAATTAAATTTCCATGATTCGTTACATAGGTATCGATTTAGGTCAAAAAGGTGCTATCACCGTACAATCAAAGTTACCTGGATCAAAGCCTTATTGGGCTATCTATCCTTTCTTCAAACGTCATAACGACGAAACAAAACAACGTACTATTCTTGAAGACGAAATGCTCGATTTAATTTCTGATCTATGCAGTAAGTCTGAATGTTTTGTTACAATCGAAAGACCTATGCTGTTTAGCAAAGGTACTAAAGCTATTGCTTCCTTGCATGAGAACTTTGGATTGATAAAAGGCATGTTACACGCTAAAGGTGTAACTTCCTTTTGGTATCCGACTCCGGTTCAGTGGAAGAAGCTAGCTAATGCTCCTGGTAACGATAAAGACAAAATGCTTGTCCTAGCTTCCAGAGTAACTAAAGCACCTAACCTAAGTCCAGTTACAGCAGACTCGGTACTAATCTGTGAAGCATGTAGACTTCACTTCAAATAATAAATTTCACATTGCATAGAGGTACTAATGAGAATCCCCTGGTGCTCCCAGTACATTCCTCACAAGCCGTTTGCCACTCAGCTACAATTCCTCCTGCTCCCTCACTTAGACGCAATGTTTGGTGGGGCAGCAGGGGGAGGCGTTTAGCCCCCTGCTTTTTCTCTTCTCTCCAGAAATAGGGAAGGGTCGGCAGGGGGCAATTGGTAAATCAGACGTTCTTTTGATGGGTGCTTTACAGTTCGCAGATACCCCTGGGTACTCTGCTTTGATTCTTCGTCGAACTCTAGTAGAGCTTAAACAAAACGAAGCACTACTAGATAGAGCTTCTCAATGGTTAAAAGGCGCTAAAGGTGCTCACTATTCTCCAGACGAGCATACGTATCAATTTGACACCACTTGGCCTGACGGTACACCCGGTCCTTATGCAAAACTTCAGTTCGGGTATCTAGGCGATTACCGAGTAGAAGAACGCTACCAAGGGGCAGAGTTTCAATTTGTAGCTATTGATGAAGCTGGTCACTTTGAAAACGATCAAGCTCCTAGATACCTATTTTCACGTTTACGTAAAAAGGTATGCCCTAAGCACAAATTGAAAAAAGACCCTAAAAGTGAGGATATGATTCCTAATTACGTAGATAGCTGTAGTGTTTGTCAAATGTATAAGTCCATTCCTATCAGATTTAGAATGTCTTGTAACCCAGGTGGTCCAGGACACCTCTGGATAAAAAATAGGTATCAAATTGAAAAAGAACTTTATGATTCAGTTGACCATGAAACTAAAGCAATATCTAAACGAGTTCGTTGGGTTGGTCGTAATCCAAACAAACCATTCGTTCCTTCGTCGTTACGAGATAATGAGTACATAGATCAAAGATCGTATCGTCAGTCTCTACAAGAACTAGACGAAGTACGTAAGCTACAACTAGAACATGGAGATTGGGATGCTTCTCCAGATTCTCGTTTTAGGATACGTGATATTAGGTTCTACAAGTCTAAAGGTGACTACTTCGTTATTAATGATATAGGTCTTCATTACAAAGACTTGAAGAAAGTGTTCATGACTGCTGACTCTGCTGCAACTGTAAAAGAAGGAGTCATAGATCAAACAACAACCAAGAAAGGTATGTCTTATACGGTTTACTCTGTATGGGGTCTTACTCATGACTACAAGTTGCTATGGCTTTACATGAAACGTCTACGTGATGAAATTCCAGAATGCGTTAAGGTATTACGTGATATCTACAAAGTCTGGAAACCTCAGTACGTAAAAATGGAAACAAACGGTCTTGGTATTGGTCCAGCTCAGTTAGCAGCTAACTTTGGTCTTAATGTAGTACCTAATCCAAAGTCTAAAGACAAAATCCAAAACTCTTTGAACGCTCAGCTTAGGATGCGTAATCATCGTATTTACTTACCTGAAGAAGCTGTATGGTTAAAAGAGTGTATGGACGAAGTGTTTACTTGGACAGGGCATCCAGGAATGACTGACGACATTGTTGACACGCTCTCGGATGCGTGTAATGATGTAACGTGGGAAGGACAGAATCAAGACCCTATGTTCCAAGCTAACTCTGTGTCGGCAGAGTCATTAAACGCTTACAATCCACAGCTACTTCAAATGAACCTTAACTACCCGAAATCATTTAATCAATCAGGCTTCTACTTCTAAGGATTTAGTTATGTTCTATCGGCTATTTACAACTGCTATATTACTCTCTGCAATGCTGAATCAATTAGCTATCGCAGATTTAGAAGTTACAGTAACTAAGACACAAGTACTTTCTGGAGTAAAGAACCCGAAAGTTATCCAAAGCTTTGTAGTGTTTGACAACGAAGGAAGCAAACCAGAGTTTCAACCGGCAGCGTTCATAACTGTAAATACCAATTACAAGTTTATCAAAGTACGGGCTAAACAGAACTTGTTTGAAAGTACCGTAACTATCAAACTATCTGAAACTGAGTACATCTTACTTGGTAGTGGTAAGTATGCAATAGATGTAACTGTCTTTGATCCAGAACTCGGCATCGATGAAAAAACTTTGGTAGTAGACTTAGGTGACGTTGCTCCACCCACACCAAACCCAGGACCTTCACCTAATCCAAATACCGTTCCAAATGACCAATTCAACAACATTGGCAAACGTACACAAGACTGGTCAAAATCCTTGGAAAAACGAAAAGAGCTTGGAGCCTTGTATCGACAAGCCGCAAAACTCTTGACAGATTCCCCAATAGCTACTATTAATGACGCTACCACGTTGATTACTGACTCGAAAGCCAAGCTACTTGGTGCGGATAGTGCAAAGTATTCCATACTGTTTGAAAACCTAAATGCAGACCTACGTTCAAGATGGCCGCTATCTAGAATGGACTATGTTCTGTACCTCGCAGCAATAGCAACCGGCTTGGAGAACTAATCGTGACTAACCAAACAGTTCCAGACTCAGATATTCATTTAGTACGTGGTCCTATGGGTTGGGGTGACGACAATAACACTCCAATCGATAAACGCCACGATCACGAATCCAGGTTATTCGATAAGCTAGCTTCAGATATGCCCGTAGCATATCGAGCTAGAGAATCTGTTGAAGTCAGCAACCCAATGATGGACCGTCTTCGTAGACTTCATGACTCGAAAAACTACGGTCCTGATTCTTACGATATAACATTGATCGATGAAATGATCTACGGCAAACGTCTTCAATGGCTACCACAGAAGACAGGTTCTTGTGTTGTATCTAATACGTTTAGACCTTGGACACGTAGAGCATTGTTCGAAGTAATTGTAAAAGGTGATGCTGAAGAACTACTAGGCCGTAACGAGTTCAGTACTAACAACTTATCTTTCTACGCACCTTTTAGCTACGGTTGTGGTCGGCGTAGAGGAAACCTCAAAGGTAACACTGAACGCAATGATGGATCTTGGTGTGAAGTTCAGTATGAGTCACTTATCAAAGATGGGGTTATTCTTTGCAACAATGGTAAACTCTTAGAGATTCTAAGTAAGCTTAATGCTGTTGGAGATCAAGATTTTCCAGAACCTCAAAACAACAGTGTGTATCGAAGATTCCAAAACTGGGAATTCCTAGATACTCTTTTACCATTTACGGATTTTAGGTTGCTAGAGTCTCCAAGAGTAACCGATATCGATTCCCATCTTGCATTACATAAACAGTTCAAACCAATGTCAGTTTGCTCTGGTATTGCTATCCATAAGATCGGAACACACAAAGACGGGTTTCCCATCCACGCACAAAACCCAAGAGACTCATGGGGGCATTGCATGAGTTTCCAAGGGTATTTTACTGCATCAGATAGTAAAGTCTATGTAAGACTTTCAAACGAGTCTTGGGGAGCTAACATCATCTACAACATACCAGTTGAAGAAGTATCAAGATGGTACTCTCGAAAAGCTGTAACTGTCCAAGCAGTAGGTGAAATCGATCTACCTGATTCTGTACCACTTTTATAACCTAGAAAGTTCTTAAATGATTTACTTGCTTTCCCAAGCTGAAGTAGCAAACCAAGCTCACAGATTTCTTATCGAAGACAAATACACTATTACTGGTGTATTACTACTTGTAGTTGTTGTTATCGTATTAGGAATCTGGAAACTTAGTTCTTGGTTTGGAAAAGAAATAGTTATTCCATTTAGAGACAAGGGACTAAAAGTGATGGAATCTCACTTAGATAAGGTAGACGGAACTTTGGAAACTATGGGGACCACAATGGTAGACATATCCAAGTCTCTAACCCAAATGGCCGCAACCCAAATAGTGAACACCCAAAGACTTGACACAATCGAAGAAAAAGTAGATAACCTTGATAGCAAGGTTGGAAACTTAGACAGTCACATGAAGCTTCAAGACAACAAAATCGACTCTATTTCTAGGGGCCACTAACAATGACATACGAATCACTTACTAACGATGCAGATGACACACTTCTTCAAGACGTTCCAACAAGTCTAAAAGTACGTGACCAAAGACTCGTTATCAAACTGGTCAATAAGTACTCTAGTCGAGTTACTGGAAAGACAAAAGCTGAACGAGAAGCTCAAATAGCTGAACTTCGAAAAGAAATCGAAAATGATAAAGAGCTATATGGAATCGACCCAATGACAATACTAGCTATTGTCAATTTGATTCTGACTCTAATCAAGTTTTTCAAAGATCGTAAAGCTAATCGCTTACGTGCTCGTCGTGGCCGTATCGAACTACATCGTTAATCTTAGAGTTTGATATGACCCCAGAAGCATTGAAAACATTGATTGAGTCGGACCAGCAAGCAACAGATTTGATCCGCGCTGGCAATGACTACGCATGTGCGTCTCGGTGTTCCGAGATCGCACCTGTATTAAACACTTCGCTACCCCTTTCGATCATGGGTATCTTGAACCTGTACCAAGACAACCTTGCTCTGGGTGGCTTGGTGATTGCAACCATCAAGCAGGTAGCTGTAAGCAATCCGATCATCGGTGAGATGCTTCCATTCATGGGACCGGCATCGCACCAAACTTCGATGCCCGACTTCGGACTACCGGCAATCAGACAAGCCTTAGTCACTCCTGTTGAATGGGGCGGTATAGGACTCACCCAGGAACAAGCCGCACCTATTCTACGTGCCGGTGAATCCTCTCAAACAATCACACCCCTTGAAGTAGAATTTGTGAGGACGAGACTATGGCAGCAGTAGTAACCAAAACAACACCAACATTTTCGGTAATCGAATCTCCTGTAGTCATTGCTTCGGGTTCAGTTGGAACCAACCGACCTCTGGACTTAAAAACCAGTATTGGAGCTTGGTTGTACATTCGGATGGGTCGGAGACTAGGTACGGCTCTAAATAGAGCTGCTTACGTCTTAGTTCGTCGGTCTGGTAATGACACTTTGGCTTTGCCCATGCAAACCTTTGACGTTATTTCACAAACTGCAACGGCCCAAAGCACGACCGTTTCAACTGCTTCGGCTATCGGTGACTCAACAGTTGTATTGACTGCAATCGGTACTTTCGCAATCGGTGACACGATCTGTTTGCACTCCGACGATACGAATGCCAACCGAGTCGAGTTCGCTCGAATCATCAACATCGCAACGAACACAATCACAGTCGAACGACCGTTCAGAACGGCTCACAGCGTGGGGGATCGGGTCACAAACCTTGCCGATGTTCGGCAGGTTTACATTCCCGGAGGGGACATTTACGAGATTCGTTGTATTAACACTTCGGGACAATCTATTGTCTTTGCAGTAGATGGTGTAGCCGACCCAGGAGAGACTATCACCTAATGTTTGCTTACTACGGGCCGGAATGGGAAAGTCTTGCAAGCCGGATCGTCGGTCGGTGGTGTCCGTCTTTTTCTGGTGCGACCGGGTTGCAACTGCCGGACACTATGGGTCAAGGACATGGTGTTCTCACTGGCATGGACCGCAACACGTCTTGGGTGAATATCGGCGGCCAGTTAGCGATTAACAATGGAGGGACAGGTTACGCTGATGCCACTAACCCGGCATTAGTGAATAATGCTCGTTTTACCTTAGCAATTTGGGTTAGTCTCAATCCTCCGGGTGGTTCGGGATCGTTTGGGATCTTCACTGTTGGCGGAACATCAACTCTTTCGGGTCCGTACGAAATTCTTTATCAAAATTCAGGGTTAACATTCTTTGGAACATCCGGTAATGGCTGGTGTACTATAGGTACATTACCCTTAGGGCAATGGATGCATCTGGTTTGTGTACAAAACGGAACGGTTGCAGGCAGCACTTCTGTCTTTATTGATGGCGTGCAAATTACTCCAGCCTCAAACATCACTCCGACAATAGTTCCGTTTGGAACTAGAACTCTTATAGGGCTTCGTCGACAGGGAACGGGACAAGCAAATTTGACTTTCGATGATGCGATTTTTTTGAAAGCAGCCCTCACCCCCAACGAAGTCCGTTTTCTCTACGACCAAGGCCGGGGCGGTGGACTGCTGTACCAACCACCCAGACGACGCAGTTATTTCATTGCACCTGTATCTGGCTGGAAGCCTTACTGGATCAGACCCTCCTCGAAAATCATTGGAGCCGGAATATGACCTACCCAATAAATTCGGCTAGCCCTCCAGTTTTCGATGTCGGCCAAGTTGTTCAGATCAGTGACGGGGCTGTTCAATCAACAGGAGTCTCAGTCCAAGTCAAGACAGGTACAGGCTCATTCGGGGCCGGTGCTGGTTCACTAGCCTACGACTCCACCTCTGGAATCTGGGCTTACACCCCCACCCAGGCCGAAACAAATGCTAAGACTTTCATCGTACAAATCTACAAGACAGGATGCTACTCAGCCTCCGTGACCGTCTCAACTGACGACGGCACAGCCAACGTCACCAAAATTGCAGGCCAGACGGCTAGTGCTGCTGCTCCAGTATCGTTCCCGGCAAGTGTAGCAAATGAAACCACGGTTGCTAGTCGTGCTACACAAACCAGCGTTAATGCAATCCCAACAACCCCATTGTTGACTACAGACACTAGACTCAACAATCTAAATGCTCCAATCGGTTCTATTCCAACAAACCCTCTGCTAACAACAGATACTCGTTTGAACAACCTGAATGCCCCAATTGGATCAATCCCCACCAACCCACTACTTGCTAGTGATGCAAGACTCAACTTCCTTGATGCAAGTATCGCAACCAGTACAAGTTCAGTCCTCGGAGCAATCACAGGACTAAACAACCTTTCTGCTAAAGCTAACTTGTTTGGTGCAGCAGTCCTTGAAGCCCCAGAAACCGGATCGTCAATCTATGAGTTTACGCTTGTTGTTAATGATGATGAAGGCAAGCTGGTCAATCTGGACACAGCACCGACAATCACAGCTACGAATTCATCGGGTACAAACCGTTCAACAAACTTGTCAGCAGTCACCAACCCTGCCGTTGGACGATACCGATTCACTTACACTGTATCATCTACCCACCCCAGAGAAGGACTGCGAATCGAAGCTAGTGGAACAACCAGTACAGAAGCTCGATACGCTATATGGGCAGGAGCAGTAGTTGACTTCGATCAATCAACTGTACTTGCTCAAATAGTTTCAGACTTATCACTCAAACCAACCCTAGTACAGATCGAAGCATCAACTATTCTTGCTAAAGAATTAACTGTTGCTAATCGAGCTAGCCAAACAAGCGTAGATGCTTTACCAAACACAACTAGAAATCTAGTGCTGAACTCGATGCCTGATGGTGGTTGGGTTCATGGCTCGCTTGGAGACAGATGGATCATCAGCAACAATTCAAACAGAACAATTGGAGTCACAGGTTCAGGTTCTGGGCATGTCCATGCTGTTATTCATGGTGCGGAAACAGGGGTGTTTGTACCAACAACTTTTACAACATCTGTGTACGATACAATCACGACTAACCTGTTAGCTACTTCACACTCCAGTTACACCACTCCAGGAACAGTCGGCAAGACACTCACCGATACCAATACCAGTCTATCAACTTTGCTAACTCGAATACCAGCAGCAACAGCACAACTGGTAACTGACCTAGCTCTTATGTTAGTCGGTTCTGGTACAGCATTAGTTAGATGGACTGTAAATGCTCTCAGCTTAGCTCCATCTGGTGGTGGTGGTGGTGGAACTATCATAGCTACAGTAGCCGTACCATCAGTCCTACAAAACACAGCATACGCATTAGATGAAATCTTAGTGTATCGAGGAACGTACTGGTCTTTCCAAATTCAAAACCTTGGCGATCTTACTTCGTACAACCAAATATGGTTCTGTCTACGTAAACGTCAAAATGACGATGAATCGCAAAGTGATTTACTTATCGCTCTCAATGGTGGTTTGTTAGTAGCTAATAAAAAGACCGACTCAATTCCAACATTGGCATCCCTAACTGTAACTGGTAGCAACGTGACTATCCAAGTAGATGAATCCATTACACAGTTCATTGACACAGGAAACAATTACAACTATGATCTGAAAGGTAGAAATGTAGCTGGTCACACAATAATGCTACATGAATCAGATAAGTTTGTAGTCAAACGTGATGTAACTAGGAGAATAGTCTAATGCCAAAATTTGAAAAAGTTGTTTTGACCGAAGGTAAGTTTCGTCAATGGAACGAAGCTACTAAACAATACGAGATCGTTGAAGTCACCCCTGCTCGTTTAGAAAAACTTAGTAGCAACTTCCAAAGACAACAAGCCAAAGGAATGAGGATTCCTGGTCCTTGGAAACATGACTTCAACATCACAGCCTTGTCTACTGGTAACAACGGACTGCTAGAAGACTCAACCGTAAATGCGGGATTCTGGGACAGTCTGGTAACAAAAGTACTAGACAATGGAAAAACAGCTTTGGTTGGAACTATTGACGCTCCTGGTGATCTAAATGATCCGAATACCCCTGCTGGTAAGATCGGAACTGTGGTCAAAGACACTTCGATCTACACTCGAAAAGACCTTCCGATTACTTCTGGAGTAGATAAAGAAGAAGTACTTGAAGAAGGCATCATGCACATCGCTCTAGTTACCCACCCAATTGAACTGAACCAAGAGAACTTCAAACTGCAAAACAGCAATGATATTCACTTGGTTATGTCTAGTATGGTTGAAGAACCAGAAAAACAAGACCCTGAAGAAGAACCAGCCCAAAGTTCTTCAACCATAACCCAACTGATTATTGACCTAAAAAATGTTTGCAAATTATTTCTGCCAGCCAATACAACTATTGACAATCTTGCAGAAAATTTGTCTATTGCAGTTGGGCAGTACCAATTGCTAAATTCCGAAGACGCTTCAGGCGTAAAACCCGATTCTTTCAAAGTGGAGCCACTACTAATGTCGCACCTTGACCCTACCCAGGTTGATGCCTTGATTAACGGCAAAATTGTTAATCCAAAGACTAACAAACCCTACGCTAAAGAAGACTTTTCTTCTTCTCCTTCTCCAGAAGTAGATAAGGCGGCTAGCCAAAATCTGTTGGTTATGTCTGCTATGCAGAACCAAATGCAAGCAGATCGACGTAATAGTTATCGAGGTCGTATTGATAACTTGGTTGCTACAAGTCGTACCACCAAAGCTTTTGCAGATGCTCAGCTATACCCTCAAGCTGACTCCTACAGTATTGATTTCAAAGACAACCAAATTGTTACTCCGATTGTAGAGACTCTTTTGATGTCTCTTGAAGCCATGCCAGCACCAACACAATCTGATACGTCTGGATTGACTAGGGGTATCCTAGAGCCTGATAGTGCTAATGAACAAGAAATGACTGAAATGGCTAAGTACATGGCTTCTTTGGTCTAGTACTTAACTTCTAAATTCAAACACAAACAAGAAACAAGGAAACACTTTTATGTTCAGTTTTGATATGTTCGGGACAATGCCCGGTAACTTCATGGCTCCTTTCCAAGAGGTAGTAAATTCTACCAATATCACTTGGGGGAGACTCGATCAACAGATTTACCTTGCAGCAGTAGTTGATGGAACGTCACGTGATGCCGGTAACACCAATTTCAATGATGTTCTTCGTCCTGGCTTGCTTCTCGGTAAGGTTACTTCGGGTGTAGACATTGGGAAGCTAAAGCAATGGAATCCTGATGCCACAGATGGAACCCAAAAGATTGTTGGCGTTCTTATGAGTGCTCAGAAAATGCAGCTCATGGGAACAGACCAAGATCGTTACATGGGGTACATTCTTTTTGGTGGTTGTGTCAAGGCATCTGGACTTTGTATCGCTTCATCTACCAGTGATGGTATCGTAGGAAGTAGTCTCGAATTCGTAATTCGTCGTCAGATGGCTATGGCTTTCCGATTCGATGATGATCCTGCTGGTTACATTCCTGGACAAGTTACAAGTGTAGTTACTGCTGACAAGACTTTGATTGAATCCGAAGCAGGACAACTTTTTGTAACCAATGGTACTGGAGCAGTAACCTTTACTCTTCCAGCTACTCCAAAGCGTGGTCTTGAGTACACGTTCTACAATGCTGTTGACCAAAACATGACTATCACTTGTGCAACAACTGATATTCTTGTTGCGTACAATGACATTGCTGCTGACTCTGTTGCTCTTAGTACCGCATCAGAGAAAGTTGGTGGTTCGTTCCGAGTCATTGGAACTGGAACTAAATGGCTCGTTATTCCTAACCTTTGGGAAGCACAAACCCCAACAATTGCTACCTAATAGCTAATTGATTCCTTCATTACAGAACTTCAAGAAAGAGAAACTTTACTATGCCTGGAATGTCCTACGATCAACTGATGCGAGTACCACAGATTGCACGTGTATACGAGCAATTGCATACTCCTGCATCATTTTTTCAACGCTACTTTAAACTTGCACCAACTGACTCCCCAGTTATTGTAAGTCAGCAACGTGTATTTGGGTATGATTTGGTAGCGAATACCCGTACCTTGGCTCCAATGACAGCACCAATGGCCCCACCTGTATCAGTAGGTCAAAAGCCTGTTGGTACTCAAATGGCGGCCATATTTCGAACCAGTATCAAAACTACCATTGCTGATGAAAAAGTCTTTATGACTCGTCAACTTGGTAGCTATGGTTTGAATACCAAAGTTGATGCTACTGGAACGAAGTACATCGCTATGCAAATGAAACACTTGAAGACTCAAGTAACCAATTCCGTTGAATGGATGGTTGCTAAAATGTTTCAAGGCGGTTTTGGCCTTAAAGTAGACGGTGAAAGTTTCAGGCTTTGTGAATTGAACGATGCTAACGCAATTCACAAAAATGAGTATCTCATTCCTGCTAGCAACAAGGGTGACTTAAACGGCATCATTGCAACTGGTGAAGCTTGGAACGACCCTTCTGCTCCGATATTGGATCACTTGAACGAGATTAGCGTTCAAGCTGCTCGCGTTAGTGGTTATCAGCCAACCGACATTATCATGAACGGTAACACTGGTAAGCACTTGTTCAATAACACTCAATTGGCTAAGGTTGGTGGTACGGCTTACCGTATCTTCGATAGCCTTAACAACAGAGAAGTACGTGGGGATGAACCCCCAACTAGCGGCCCATACACCGTTCAGTTCCGAGCATTGCCACAATACAACTTTCATATCTACAATGAAGGTCTTGTACTCAACAATGTTGTTCCTGACTACGCAAACCAAGTCAGTACATCGAACTGGACTTCGTTGATCCCTGATGGGTTTGCTCTTATCGTTCCACCGCCTGGAGATTGGGTAGGCTTTGCTACCTGTATGGAACCAGTCGCAGAGAACGTAATGAGCGATGTCAAAACGGTTACAGGGCTTCACGCATGGCGTACACGTGAAATCGATCCACCACGATTCGATATCAAGATGCTGTTGAACTATGTTCCAATTCTTCCACAGCCGCAAGCTTTGATTTACGCTAACGTCTGGCGAACTGGATTGTAATTCATGACACTTCAAGGTCAAAGATATCCGTTTGTATTTACTTCCGAAGACGAAATGAATCGTCTTATTTCGGAAGATGGGGCCTTGCTCCATACAGACGATGTTGCTGATAATGAAGAAGTCATGTATGAACTTTGTGAACGAGCTACAGGTCGAATCAAACAAGTTCTTAATAAGAGCTTTGATGATATCAACTTGAAAGATTCACCAAGAATTAGAGAGATAGCAACTATCATTGGTTGCTATCTCTTATCTATTCGTAGAGGTAATCCGTCTCTCTATGCAGAGCAATACATCGAAGCATTAACTGACTTAGATCAAATTGCTACTGGTGACTTGTTCTTATCAGAACTACCACGTTCAGGTAACACTTTAGTAGTGTTCCAAAACGTATCATCTGATAACCGTTTCCCTTTCACCCCAATTAGAGTAGATTCAATCACATCTAACCGTACTGTTGGAGGTCAATTCCTTAGTAGGATGATACCGTTCTTATGGCTGTAAAACACGTACTCGACTTGCTAGCTCATGAAGGTGGTTACAAACCACATGAAATGGATGACGCATTCAAGTACTTTGCATTGAACTTGATTTTGTACAACGTAGTCAAACTCAATTACACAGCCTTTTTGCAGAAAGCAAAAGTACCGGCATATCGAAGAATGGAAGCAGTTGATAGTTATGGTAATAAATGGAAGCCCCTTAGCCAAAAGACCATAGACTTAAAGAAACGCTTAAACTTCAGATATGCCGGTGCAATTGCTATCAACATTAGAACAAGACGTTTACTCGAAGCTTTGAAACCTGGATGGTTTCGTAACGGAGTTTACGTGCCACGAAACAGAGATCAAATTGTAGGGGTTACTCTTGATTCAATTCATTTTGAAATAGCAGTTCCTTATGCAGATGACGTAGACAAAGTACGTCAAATTTTCGTAGCTAATGAAAATCTAGTTTCAGATGCAATTCAAAAATCTCTTCCAGTTCTAATGAACTACTGGAACAGAAGAGAAGTGAAACGCAGACAAGCAGCTAAACGAAGATTTGAACGTGCCAGAGCCGATTACGACAAAAGAAAAAAGCTTAGAGATACACCACCCCCTGGACCCCCAGGTTCTCTGGAATAAGGAAAAGATAAGTGTTTGAGAAAACGATACTTGAAACAGTACGTAATGTATTATGCGACTCTCCATTGATGGAACTTCCAAAGTTTAACAAAGACTGTGTAATTGTTACTGCATACGATCAACCACCACCAACAGTTGGACAGTTCTTTGTTCTTATTCATCCTCAGTCAAGAATGAACTATGCAGAATCAAAATCTGAAGGTGGACCTAAGAACTACGTCTATGATAGGATAGGCTTTGACGTAGTATGCGGTGCTAGAACTAGATTAGCTCCTACTGATCGTCTCATAAGTTATATGAACGATGAATACACTTCTTTAAATCTAATTAAAGATTTAGTACTTACTATTATTAGTAGAACAAACAGTAGTAAGAACATGGCAGTTGGAGAATATCTAAAAAAGAACTATAAACCATATAGTAATAATATCTATAATATACTTACAGAAGGTGTAGGTATTATAGATGGTTTTGAATACATTGGTGCTGATGCAGAACCAACACCTAGACAAGCCGACTATTTCTCAGCTACCGATACAAATGACACTGACCGACCGGCAGGACACACCTACACCGGACGTTTTCTTTCCCCCTCCAGAATCTACTCTGTGCAATGCTGAATTTATTAATTAGTTACCGACCGTAATAAATTCCGCATTGCATGACAAGGCAAAACAACCATGTTCAAGTTCCGATGTTCGAAATGCAACAAAGACACGTACCACCCATCCCAACGATTAGCTAAGTGCTGCGAGAGTGCAGTACTGTATCAGCTAGTTAATATTTGTTTATTGCTTCCAAAAGAACAAGCACCGACCCATAAAACCTATAGTAAAAATGGAGATAGTTTTGCTCTCAAAATGACTCCAGGACAAGAATGGGTTACAGCTTGTAATTCATCAACAAAAGCAAGAATTGTGACAACACTTCCTGAAGCGTCTACTTGCTACAAATGCAATCAATGGCTTGAAGCTAATACGAAAACGTCTTTAGCTAAACAAGAAGTAAATTCTCTTGAAGAGTTTATGAAAACCATTGAATTCGAAGACGAAGAAAATCCAGAAAATTCGTTCAAGGCACAGATCGAAAACATAAAGAAAGAGTTGCCAACATCAGACATTCCAGCTAATATTGCAGACGTTGACAAACTTTTGACAAGGATTCAAGAGTTTAGTACAATGCTCAAACAACGCAAAACCCTTAGAAACCAATTACAATTGGAACAGGAGCTTAGGACACTATGACTTTTATCGCAGGTGCATATTCCGCTACGTTTAACGCACTCCCTCTTGGTACTACTGAAGATGGTTTCGAACTGTCTTTCAATCGTATCCAAGAAGAAATCAGAGTTGACCAATACCGAGGTCTTGTTGACGCAGTTCATCAAGGCATCGATATGAATATTCGATTCACACTTACTGAAGCAAACTTCGTAGCTGTTACGAGTCTCATTTGGGGCTGGTCTGGAAACAATCCACTTGTAGACGGAGCACTCAAAAGTCATACAGGACAGCTAATCAGTAGCTTTGCTTCTGCTTTAGTTCTTACGCCTTGTGCCGGTACTTCCGCAGATACAGCGTATAACTCAGTTACGTTTGGAAAAGCTGTTCTAGCAACTGATCCAGTAGCGTTAAAATTTGCATCCAGTCTTCGAAGAATCCCCATTACAATGCACGTTCTTCCGTACTGGTCAACCGGAGTTATCCCAACAGGCTACCCTGCTGGATCGTTCCCACCATGTAACGAAGCTATGAACTACTACTCTGTAGCTGCTGTAGCCCCGTAGTGCTTCTTGCACAATCAGTAGAAACAAGTCATAATAGCCTAACCCAGTGTTAGGCTATTTGCTTTTACAGAAACACTTCTTGACTCTCGGACACAACATGGCTAAATCATTCGACATTCAATTTCGCTTCAAAGGTGACAATAACCCAGAGAAGCCAGAGAACGATAACCAAGTCGAATCTACGCCTAGCAAAGCACAAGAAAAGCTAAACACCGAAGCTCTAAAGCCTAAAGCCGTACCCAAGCCCAAGGCTACATCTAAATCCAAGTCTGAAGCAGAACCAAAGCAATCAGCACTAGAGAAGTACGTATCCGGCAAATCAACAAGTAGCCAAGAGTTGCTTGCTGAACTAGAGTCTTCTAAAGTTAAGATTAGCAAAGAGCTAAGAACCCTAATGTCCAAAGGAAGACTGTACGTATTAAAAGGTGAAGGGTTCAGAGGTAGAGCTTACGAAAGCATTAAAGAAACTAGAGATCATCCACGCCAAAACAAACGGCGTATGAACGAAAGAGTATCAAAAGCTCTTGAGTCTCTATTGAAAGAAAGAAGCAATACATTTGCTGAGCTAGCTACTAACACTGAAGCTGTACAAACCCCAGTTGTAGAACAAGTACAAACTCCAATTATCGAAACTCCAGTTGTAGAAGCAGAAGTTGCTGAAACTCCGACTACAGAACAAGCAACTAAACCTAAGTCTCGATCAAAGAAACCAAAAACCAAAGCTGAGTCTTCTTCTCTTCCAGAAATCCCAGAAGGGCATGTTAGACTTACGCATTTCTTTCAAAATGAAGAACTACGAGATAAGTTTTTGTCAGGAGAGCCATTCAGTTACAAAAATCAAGGAATGATTAACACAACTGCTGATGCTTTCTCTGAAAACAAAGATGTACAAGACTTATTAAAGACCGGAAAAACAGGGGCATTTGATAGAGAATCATTTGGCAATAACGTCTTAATTATGGACGTTCCGATGAACGAACATAGAGTTCATGGTGTACCTCATGCTGCTCCAGGTCAGATACCTAACAATCAAGTACTAGGAGTATATGATCGAGCTACTGGTAAGTTCATAAAGAACCAAGGATACGGCTCTACGCCTAGTAGCCAAGAATCTGCTGTTGAATCTGTAGCTAATGCTTTAGAAAAACCAAAACCAATAACCAAAGAAGTAGAACAAGCAGTTCAACCAATAGCTAAGGCTAAAGATGACCTATTTGATTACACCCAAGAGTCTCCTGGTAAACCCGCAGAACCAGTAGTAGCTACCAAAACAAAGAACGCTAAGAAAAAGCTAAATGACGCTATCGTATCCAATGTAGAGCAAGCTGCACAATCAGCGGCAGAGAGCATTAACAAAGCTATGTCTGGCGATGGTGGTAAAAAACCGCCAAAGGGACCTAAAGCACCACCAACCGGCGACGACGATGAATCCAGCTATGGCGATGATATGTACGAAGGGGCAGAAAACGACGACGAGTACAATCCACTACGTACACTTAAAGCACAAGTAGAAAACCTTCAACGGTCTTTCAAGTCTAAGTTATTCGGAGAGAAAGAATCTACTTTTCCTTCTTCCCTCCAGAGAACTTTTGAGGCGGGTAAGCGAGTCAAAGATTTTGATGACGTTCAAAAGTTAATTGACAAAGAAGTAGCTGCTCAAACGAGTATGCTCAAAGCTTTCGAGACAAGCAATCAAAATACGTCTAATCTTTTGGAAGCTAGGATTAAAGATTACATAGATAGAGAGTCTTCAAAAGAAGATGAAAAGATTGACCGTCAAAAGCTTGAATGGCTGTACTCTCGTTTAGATGAAGTACGTAAAGTACGCGAGGATACGCAACAAGAGTATGACGCTATTGAAACATCGATTGGTACTAAAATCAGTGACTCTGCTACACGTGGTTTTGCACAAGGTAAAGTAGATCGAGACATTGAAGAACTTCAAATGCAACAGAAAGACGAAGACAAGGTACTAAAACAGTATCAACGTGAATTCAAATCTTTCGTAACCAAGCAGTATAAAGACTTAGCTAACGTAGAAGCATTCGAAGCAGCTAAAACTTATGTTCAAACGAACACAGGTAAGATGTCACAACGCGATGTAGTTGCTATGGCTAAGATAGCTTACGATAAAAAATTCGAAGAGTTTATGTCTTCGGCATCATTCGAATCAGAGCTATCTACTGAAGAAGTAATGTCAGCGTTCCAAGAAGGTCAAGGCACGTTCAAACCAGAAGCATTCCGTCCAAAGAACGCTCCAAAGAACTTCTACAGTAAACCACAGCAAGAAGAACCCCCAATGGATATCCAATGGGACCCAATGCAAGCTGGTCCTGGTGGTGGTATGATGGGTGGTTCTAATAGCGGTATGGGGGGAGGTTCTGGTAATGGATCATCACCCCCAATCGGATTCGGTCCAGGTGGAGCACCAATACCGCCAAGCAGAAACAACATCGGTCTACTAGCTCCATCTATCGGTATAGATATTCAAGCTATCAAACGATTCAAAGTAGCTGAAGCATCGATCAATGCAGTAGGACAAACTTTAGTAGCTGCATCAACGAAACAAGGGGTACGCCCAGGATCAATTCTTGGCAATGTTTCTAAAGCAGCTACAACAGCGGGTTTAGCTGGTTATGCAGCATCAGGAGTTGCTAACTTAGGCTTGGCTACAGGTGCAGCAGGTATAGGTGGAACTACAGCGTTAGCTGGAGCCGCAGGAGCATCAATGGGTCCAGTAGGTCTTATGGTAGCTGGAATAACTTTAAGTACGTCTTACTTAGCTGAGATTGCAGATAACACTTCAAAGAACGTAGAAGCATTCTCTCCAGAACTCATACTGTCTGACATAGATAATAAGTTCAAAAGATTAGTAGATAATATGCAAATAGCTAACTCAAGAGGAGATAAGTTAGCAAATTATCAACAATCATCCAATCAACTAAGTAGACAGTTATACAACTTAGGTGTAGAGCTATTCGACCAAGTTGAGCCTGTCATAAGAATACTTATAGATTTTATGAGTATAGTAGTTGTTCTTTTACGAACACTTACTATTCTAGGTACATTGCTGTATAATGCTATGTTTCCGTTCATAGAGCCTTTAGCAAAAGGTGTACAGATAATAGCCAAAGGCATGACTACTCTACTAGATTGGCTACTTGGAAGATCACCTAAACTTCCTGACTTTGAACAAGAGTTCATGAAGAACGACCCTAGAAAATAATACAACTAAGGACTTAATAAAATGCCTGATGAACCACAAGCAGTATGCCGTTATGAACAAGTAAAGTATGGTAACTATACGTTCCATGCTTTTGCAAAAAATCTTTTGAACGAACAAAACGTGTACAGTGAAGACAACTTATCAGTTAAGTACGCAAGATGTACTCTTGAAGTTGACTTCATAATAACATCAGAAACAGTTACGGTAACTGATCCTCTGTACACAGGCGTTGACAAACAAATGGATAAGATTCGAGAAGAACTTGAATCACCTAATAAAGAGTTAAAACTTTTCTATCGTGGCATGGGTACAGATATCAACGTAATTGGTAGAGCAGTTACCAATACTGTTGGAACAAACAATGACTTACGTAGCGTACCATTCAACATCTTTGAAGGGCCATTTCCTGAAGTCCTTACATGGGAACCTTTAGCTAGCAATAATGCTATACGTTGTAAATGGCGTTGTGTATTCAATAAAGCTATAGGACCAGTCAAAACAAAGTCAGGTAGCTTTACTAACACAGAACAAGAAGTACAAGTATCCAACAGTCTTGGTGGTAGGAATATTGAGCAAGGAGCAATCACAGGTCAAACTAGGTCTTTTGCTGGTATTCAATCAATAACCAGTATTGTAAACGATTACATAAATACCATATTTGACATAGCACCTGAACAGTCTGATTCGAATGGTCAATTAAGTAACTACTTAATGTCTCACACTGAAGAACAAGAATTCGAAGTAGACGAAGACGGTACAGCCGTCATGACACTGACAGGTGAACTAGAATTTGTGAGTAGTGGTTCTCTAGTCAACAGACTAAAAGAATCACCAACAGCAATTCCAAGATTGCTTCAAGTACTATCGCACTACTTTGAACCGTTACACCCAGTTGGATTTACTCGTACTCAAAAGTACAAGTTCAAAAAGAACAAACGATCTATTGAATATACAATAGTTGACAGAGAAATCAAAAGCGATAACCCAATACTTCCTAACATACTTAAAGCAGACGTAACCCACACAGTATCGTCTAGTCTGTTAGGTGGAGATGTATTCGAAGGAACCGGATTCCTAACTTGGAACAACGTATTCGAAGGTACATTCACTGTACGTCCTGGAGTATGGAAAGGATGGTCTTGGTTAGCTATGATGACCATATGCCGTCAACGTATGGCTGGCACACTACCGTTTCAAGGCGAAGTAAATCTAAAAACTAAAGACGCTTTAAGTAGTGTCTTAATGGACGAAGCTACAAACTCTGAACGTAAGCACTTACTTCATAACATTTCTATCAAAGAAAACATCTACACTCGTGAATGTTCATTTACACTAAAGTACTTAGTAATCACTAACCTGAATGCTTTATTTGTTAGTACTGGACTGTTTTACCCTGCATCCATTACATGGAATGGTCAGACACTACCACAAGACCTTGGTAAAGTACCTGTCAGTGTTGCGGGTGGTAAACACGTATTTAACGCAACCCCACAAAGTTACAACAATCAGTGGGGTACATCACGTGAGTACATGGCTAACGCTCAGAACGTATTCGGCTACAGAGGGCCTTTGCTCCCTGGTTACGACATGGTATTTAATCCATACGATGGTTGGGACCCAAACAGACTATCAAATCCAAATGGGCCTTTGAATCCTGAACGTAGTATTGTTTCAGCAAACACACAATTCGATTATGAAAGTGTTAATGCAGCTAACACACACACACTAGCTGAGCGTAGGCGTAATAGTCACTTAGAAACATTCAATAACCTTACTCTTCCTTTTCCAGAAAATACGAGTCAAGCATGGGGCGGAAACGCTCCTTTGAAAGAAGTACCCGGACTTCCAACTGCTAACTTTACTCAATCACCTTACATATCCCACGATACTACTAACGATTCTTCGTTCTTAAAGAATTGTGACCCTGCTCAAACATGGATATCTTACGATACCAAGTTCAAAGTACTACGTAACGAAAACAGTGTTCTATTCCCAAGTATCCAATCTCAAACAATAGCTAGTAGAAACACTACAAGTATACCAACTAACACTGAGCGAAGTTCTAAAGTATTCAATATAAACGGTTCTAGTGCATCAGAACCAATCGTATCGGGATATGAGTACAGTGACGTTCAAGTATTTGGTAATGCTACTACGTACATACAATTCACAGGACAAGCTTTACGTATAGGCTATCCAATACCATGCCCAACTTTCTTAGGTTGTAGAAACGCCGGAACAGGTACAGGTAGTGGATCGACTATCATCCAAGCTTACCGTGTCGGAGAAAGCAAGTACACTTGCTACCAAGTAGGAAAATCCGCAGACCTTCCAATTTTTCGTGGGGTTTGGGATGTTACTTATGCCTTGAAAGGCGATCCATCTTGTGCTAACATTGACTTCGTAGCCAACAGGTCCAACTTTTACGCTTAGTTTCTTTTCCTCTTTCCAGAAAAAGGTTCAGCAATGGAATTTCAACTTCCAACAGACGAAGAATGCCAAATCGTAGTCAAAGACAGTAACGGAAATGCTTTATGTACTCTTGATTGTCTTGACGTTGTTATTATTAGACAGCAAGCAATCGAAGAAGCTGATAAACTTGGTCTTGATGATTTTTGGGACTTAGTTTTAGATAAACTAGCTTCTAAGTTTAACCTTGATATTAAACACAAGTCATCAGCTTTAGCTTTGTATGCTCAGGCTAATGATATGCTAGTTGATATCAAAAAAAAATCCTACCTATTGCCGAGTCCGTTAGATTCTTCGGACTCCCCGCAGGATGGGGACCAAGACAGCTAAGGTTACTTAGTCTTGTTATGCCGATGCTGAAAGCTAGAGAGCGACTAAAAGAGTTAGAAGCTATAAACGCTTCTAACATTTATGAAGTTCACTACACAGCATTCGAAGATAACGAAGCAGCGTTGAGAATTCAAGACAGATGGATAATGCAAGAAACAATCGATAAGAGTAGGAACAGCTAGATATGACACACAACAATCCAGTATCCAATACCGAAGAGATGCTGAACGCATACGCTAGTAACCCTTACGGTACTATTGCTAGTAACTCGCCACTCCCTCTGTATGATCCTCAGTACGGCCATAACATCCCACTGTTTAACCGTACTACCATCCCAGTCATGTTACGCGATGGACGTATTCGAATCGGTCTTCAAATGCTCAAAGGACCTATTCAGTACAACACAGTTTTTATGTCAGCAGAAAAAAGTAAAAGCCCTGCACTTATTGACTTACTAAAAGCCAATGGTGCTAACTTCATGTATAGAGTATCTGCTAAAAATCCTGAAGTTGAAGAATTCATCCTAAAAACTCTCAAACGGTTTTGGTCACGTGGACTTGATGAAGCATTGACTTGTATTGAATGGGGGTTTTCATGCAACCAAGTTGTGTACAAACTCGATGAAGACAAACGCTTACAATACGACTACCTAAAACTGTATTCCACAGATTCAGTACGTCCTTTGTTCTACGAGCACAAGTTAGTCGGTTCTCATATAAAAGGAATAGTAGGGCATCCAAATGGTAAAGACCTTCTATTCCCTAAAGTCTTATGGCATATCCATAACCGTAAGCATAATAGTACGTATGGTCAATCTCGTTTAGAATGGTGTAGCATTCCTTGGCATGAATCTTACGTATGTTATGGTGCTAGAGACATACGTAGAACATGGTTCATAAAGAACGCTTTTGATGGTGGCGAAATGCGTTACCCAATTGGCAAAACCAAGATTGGTACAACAGAAGTAGACAACCTTGATCTAGCTGTAAAGATGATGTCTAATCTCCGTACTGGTGGCTACAGAGTATTTCCAGATGATATCAACGCTTCATCAGGCCAACAGAAATGGGCATACACTCCACCAGCAGCTAACATAACTCCAAATGGACTAATGGAGTACCCAAGAGAGCTACGGTACGAAATCATAGAAGCTCTTGGTATTCCACCTGAAGTAATAGAATCCCAAGGTGACAATACTATGGGTTCAGCAACAGGTCGTAAAGTACCTATGATGCTGTATTTTAGTACATTAGCTAGTTTAGCAGATGAAGCTATCTACGATTTTGATATTCAAGTACTAAAATACCTAATACTTGTCAACTTCAAAACAACTAACTATTCTATTGAACGTGTATCTCTTGAAGATGCTGAAATAGAACCTAGTGTTAATCAAATACCAAAAGGTGGGACTACTGACCTAGTTAGTCAAACTGAAGAAGACACCGGATTGACTATCTAATAAATTCCACATTGCATAGAGGTACACCGTGTTCAAAGTAGCTGTAATCGATACAAGAGTAGCACAAGCAACAAAATTCATTCAAGTCAAAGATCATACGTATCTAGCTGAACATTTAGAACGTATTGGTATTACTCTTGAAGAACTGAACTTCTTTACTTGGCAAGCATTCCCAAATCGTAGCTACGGTAAGTTTTTAGTATCTGAAAAAGAATGGTCAGAAATTATCGGAACACCTATTGCGGGTAATCGTAAGGCTAGACTCATAATTGAAGATGCTAACAACACCAAAGAATTTTCTAACTTAGATATAGTTAGTACTTCTGTACTTATGACTCCTATTTACCCTACTGGAGTAAATGGTCAAGATGGTTCTCGTATACTAATACTAGAACTAGAACATACTGCTGATAAGTATCATAGACACAATAGGGTATTCAAACAGTATCAGAACTACTCAGACTTAGTTGACGAATTCAGAGACGAACAACCAAAGCTTAGAATACCCGAAGTGTACAACCAACACGTTGTAGCAGATGTACCACTTATTGAGTATTTAGCTCATATTGCTGCTTCTAACTTCTTTACTGTATTTCTTCCTCCAGCAAATGTACAGACTTTAACAGGACTGAATTTCAAACCAAAGTTGACAGATGCTAAGTTTAGTTTTCCAACTAATATGCAACTACTCTACACAAAAACTTTTAGTTTAGCTAAAGCCTTAAAGTTCAAAGTAATAATCAAAGACGACAGAGAATGCGAAGCAATGGGTGATGCTAATCAGCTAGGTTCGTGTGCAACAAAATACTACGAATCTGAGCCTAAAGAAATAACTTTGTCAGACAACATTTACAAATCCCCAATCAACGCGAACACAGACATTCAAAACATTGAAGTAGTTATCTCTTATGCTCTTATAAATCATATAGCTGAAGACATAACATCTGGTTCGGCAGATGCAGAAGTAAACGCATTCGCTGATGACATTGAACCAAACGCAAAAACTAGACTACTCAGAAATATAGACGTTATCTACCAAGGGCTAGTTCCAGGCGATATCACTAACGATATCCAATCAATTACTTACTATTTCCAAGACAACAATCACGGTCTTAGAACAAGACTAAAATCCATTCCCTGGGAAATGCCTACTTCTCAATCGTGGATACGTCAGCCTGTTGCAACAGATACAATCTACAAAGCGTTCTTATTAACCAACATGAGTACTGGCGGTAATGAACTGACCAATGTAGCTACAGCCGTCATACTAAATATGCAAGGAAAGCTAATAGAAATAGAAAAAGAAGTATTCGATAGTACAGGTATCTTTGCAGAAGCGGTAGCTGGTATGACTATCCTTGTATCAAGAGACAGATCGAATTGTCGGTTCCATGTATTACAGTCTCAGTGTATACCTGAAAGTGGTCAAACACCACCGATAGGTAGATGTTGTGTAAGCTTTCAAATTGAAAATGGTCCTGGCTTAAATCACTGTATAGATACTACTCAACAAGTTTGTCTAAAGTTGAATGGTGTCTGGACACTAGGCCAAACGTGTGCAGCTAATCCTTGTGGGGGTCAATAACTATGGGTTGGTATCCTTGTGAATGTTGTGGGTCTTGTTGTACTGATCCAACACTAGGTTGTGGTTGTATATGCGTTGGTAAAAACCCATGCAGTACAACTTTAACTATTAACGGTAACCATTCAGCAGTTTTAAAGTTTCCAATTTCTTACACAAGAAATCCATTAAGCAATACAAATCAAATAGCTTTTTGTGGTCTAGAAGGTTGCTCTACTATTAATAGAGCTACATCAACAGGTCATACATTTACTAAAGAATGGACTGAACAAGAACGGTTATGGGACGGTATACAAGCTAACTGCTACTTTTGTTGTCCTGAGTTCATTGATGACTTTGGTACTGAAGTTCCTTATTTGTCATCTACAATTGAAGGTAGAGGGGTTTACGTAGCTTCAAGATGCTACAAAGCAATTGTACGATATATGAACCTTGACGTATCAATTAGACAAGGTAGACAAGTCATAAATAGTGAAAATGTTTGTGGCGTATACGTAACAGCTAAGCTAACTTTTAGAAGACACTTCAATTTCTTAGAAAATGTATGTCAGTACAAGTACGCAAAAGTTGTTCCTTATGAAGTTCCTTGTTTAGCTGTATTTCCACCACCAGACCTTACCCCAAGAGAAAGAGCTTGTTCATACTGCAATCCTGGTGGTGGTCCTTTTACTCCTGGAGCAGACTATTCTACCCAACCATTCCCCGCAGTACCTTCATGCCCTACACCTGAATGGGGTGAAGACAATCCACCAAACGATCCATCCAACCCAGTATTTGACAACATATACTGTTTAGGAAGATCAAAGTTTATACCCTTTATAAACAGTGTATCTTGTAAAAGTGAAGCATTCACAGTAACATTGGGTCCAGAGCATAATACTCTATCAGGAAGTGATTGTTGCGGACCACTAGGGGATAGAGCTGTTCCCTCAGATGTATACTACGATTACGAGTTGCCAGATGTTGATTACCCTTGTGGTTCTTTTACAAACTGTAGAGGCCAGTTCAACATGGGACCTACTTACGGTAATTGGCTTGGTCCTAACAGAATTTTTCCAGGTCTTGGCTTTGGGGATTTAACAGGTAATCAATCAAACTGTACAAACGCACCAAACAATAATACTAATCCATTTATACAACAATGTCAAACTTGTGAAATAACTCAACGCAATAGAGGTAAAAATCTAGTTAGACCTGTACCTAAAAATACACTACTATTTGGAGAGGCAAACGATCAATGGTCATTGAACATCCTTTGTTCCGCTTAGTACACGTACCGCCAACTTCAGAGTACATCCCTACTGAACTCCCAATACAGCCTTACGTAGATCATACGGCTATTCAAGGTAGAGCAGCTTGGAAAGAAAAACATACGTACTTAGGATGCGACCCAGTTTGGCATTCATTATGGGAACTGACAATTCCAAAAACTGATTGTCTTTGTAATGAACATTATGTTAAACTCAAGAAACAAAATCCCCCTGATTTCTCTTCTCCAGAAAACTACTTCAGGTGGGGGGTTTGGTTGCACAATGAAATCAATGAGAGACTAGGAAAGCAACAAGTGACTTTAGAAGAAGCAATTCAAATATGGAACAGAACTGATGTTACAGCATAAACAAGATTTAGGATTTAGACTAGCAAGATCGTTTAGACGATTCGTAGCAATAGAAAGTCAAAACAGTCCTTGTTGTAGTGTAGTACATACCGTTAATCAATTAGGTCCAGAACTTACTATTAAGTATATGGACGCGGTATTAAACGCTATAAAAAGTACGCCCGAATACATAGCTAATAGTAAGATGATTTCCGATCGTCTTCTACGTTTGTTTGTCAGAAGTGCAATTAGAAAAACCCTACTTGACATTACTGACAAACCATTTACAATGTACCTACCTTCATTCAAAAGAGAATCGAACGATGCCACTAGACCCAGGCAAATCACGAGCGACACTTTCCAAGAACATTCGAAAAGAAATGCTCAAAGGGAAACCGCAGAACCAAGCGATAGCAATCGCAATGAACAAAGCGGGAATGAGCAAAGGAAACTCGAAAGCCAAAGCCAAGAAAGGTAAGTCCCGATGAAAAATCGATGTTGGAAAGGATATGAGCCTGTAAAAGGTAAAAAACCTTATAGCGATAATAGCTGTAAGAAGTCTTCAACTAAATCAAAGAGTAAGTCAAATGCAAAACCAAAAAGCAAAAGCAAGTAAGTCTTGTGGATGCGAACATTCAAAAATTAAACAACCAAAGAAAGTTAAATCATCATGCCAAAAAAATCCGCAGCGTGGCAACGCAAAGAAGGTAAAAACTCCGAAGGGGGATTGAACGAAAAAGGTAGAAAGTCTTATGAACGAGCAAACCCAGGTTCCAATCTAAAGCCACCTGTAAAGAAGGAACAAGCTAAGAAGTCCAAAGCTTCCGCAGGTAGACGAAAAAGTTTTTGTAGTCGAATGAAAGGTATGAAATCAAAACTTACTTCTTCTAAGACTGCAAATGATCCCAATAGCAGAATCAATAAATCCCTACGTGCATGGGACTGCTAAGCATTAACTAATCATAACTCAAACATTGAACAAACAATGAGCACCGATCAACAATTCTCCGAAGACCTTAGCAACAAGTACTCCAAATTCGTTAAGTCCAGAACTAAACCACCATCTAATATTGTAGAAACATTCGATGCTTCTAAAGCAGGGCTAGTTCATGCAATGCTTGGAATCGAAACTGAAGCTGGTGAACTTCTTGACCCTATTAAGAAAACAGTTATTTACAATAAAGAACTTGATATTGATAACATAGTTGAAGAACTTGGTGATATTGAGTTCTATATGGAAATGCTTCGTCAAGAACTAAACTTGACCAGAGAATTTGTAATTCTCAAAAACATGAGTAAACTTGAAAAACGATACCCAACTAAGTACAGTGACAAAGACGCATTAGAACGTAAAGATAAAGTGGGTGAATAGCTATGTACAAAGACGAAGCTAATTACATACTGTCACAATCTCTTGACCCAGAAATGCCTATTCTAAATCGTAAACTACCAAGACCCAAACATGGTACTGGTGGTAGAGTCACTAATCTTACTCAAGGAGTTTGGTTCGATGCTCTTTTTGAATTGAATGAGAAAAACGCTATACTTGGCAATTATCAGAAAATAATAACTGATGCTGTCATACTAGCTAACTGGGCTAAAGAGTATGAAGGTAAAGGCATCAATCCAAAGACAGGTCTAAAGATTGGTGGCGGTCTGACTTCTGGTAAACTGTCTATTGGTATGTACCGTAACAAGTACCGCAATGCTAGACTCTACGATACTCAGATCAAACCGTATCTCATATCTCTAAAGTACTGTTCACAAAAGTATCCTTGCAGGGAAAAAACCAAAGCAGTAATACCACTGACTTTAGATGAAATTCGAGAACTGTGTATGCAATGTAAAATTGCAGACCCAAGATTTTTTACACCAAAAGAAATAGCAGACATCAAAACATACGCAGACAAAAATGGAGAGCGTAATCTTTGGGGTATTCCTGCTAAGTCTCAATGGGAAGAATTAAACAAGTCCGTTCCAGGTGGAATATATGGACGTTACAAACTTTACAACGAAGTGTATGATCCTACTTCTTGGTCGCCTCTTACTTGGTAGTTATTAACAATGCCTAAAGCAAAACGAAAACCTACATGGGATTTATACAGAGACGGGATATCATACTCCCTTCTTTGTAAATTCAGAAATTGCAGAGAACGATTCCGTGTCGCAACAGTAGAAGGGTTACGTCCTTCTGATCGTAAAGACGCAATGGACTTCGGCACAATATTCCACAAAGCCTTAGAGTACACAGCACAAAACAAAACAACATCACAAGTAATTACGCAATTACTGAAGTTTTATCAAAAATCTTCTATGGACCCAATGCTTGTAAAGCAAGCATGTATCCTAGTACCACACTACAACAAGTACTACTCAACTGAGAAACACAACTACGTAGCTCAAGAAGAAGTATTCGACGTTCCTTACAAGTCCACTACAACAGGTAGAATAATTCGTCTACGTGGTAGA